GGAATCTCACCGTTTCGGGGACGACGACGTTCATAGACACCGCGAACATGTCCATAGAGGATCCAATCATTGAACTCGCGAGGGGGAACGCGAGTGATACCCTAGATGCGGGTCTCGTGATCACACGCGCCACATCAAATGTTGCGGTGGCGTATAGAGGCGACGAGGGGGAGTTGGCCATTGGGTACACCCAAAGTGGGGCCTCGGATGCGGACGTGACGCCCATCGCAGATGGCGGTCTCGATGTCCGGGTCTACGGCAACTTGTTTGCGAACAACTTGACGACGACGGCGAACGTAGAGGCGACGTACTTCAAGGGGAATGGTTCAGAACTCACACACGTGACCCTCGACCAAGTCGTGGGGTACGCGAATACCACCGCGAACACGATACAGTTGACGAATTCCGATGTGGGTCTCACCGCCACGGGAAACGTCGAGGCGAACTATTTCGTGGGTGATGGGTCGAAGCTCACCGGTCTCGTGACAGATTTACAATCCGTGACCGATAACGGAAATGTGACCTCAAACACGATTCAATTTACAAATGCGACGACGGCGTTTGTCGCCGATTCAAATGTGGGTATAGGTACAGACACACCCGCGGCAAACCTTCACGTCGTGGGATATCAATATGTGAACGACCCACCGACCATCGCGAATGCGTTCGACCACTCAGACGCACCCCTCACTCTCACACACGCCACACCAACGTCTACGACGGCCATCAACGACCCCAAACCCGTACTCCATCTCACGCGGGATGGGACGGACGGTGAATCATATGGCTCGAAAGCCTCCTTCAAAATGTCGCGTTACGAAAACAGTGGGACGGCGTCTCGATCGCGTCTCGACGTGGCACTCACCGACGGCACCTACACGGAATCCACTGTGATGACCCTTCGCGCGGATGGGAAGGTGGGGGTGGGGACGACGAGTCCGGGGTACACCCTCGACGTCCACGGCTCAGCCAATGTTGGGGCTTTGACGGCGACCACCATTTCAGGTCCACTGACTGGTAATGCGACGACTGCCACAACCCTCCAAACCGCGAGAACCATCGGGGGTGTCTCCTTCGATGGGAGTGGGAATATAGATCTCCCAGGTGTGAATACGACCGGTAACCAAAATACATCTGGTAATGCGGCGACGGCCACAACCCTCCAAACCGCGAGAACCATCGGGGGTGTCTCCTTCGATGGGAGTGGGAATATAGATCTCCCGGGTGTAAATACGACCGGTAACCAAAATACATCTGGTAATGCTGCGACTGCCACAACCCTCCAAACCGCGAGAACCATCGGGGGTGTCTCCTTCGATGGGAGTGGGAATATCAGTCTACCGGGTGTAAATACGACCGGTAACCAAAATACATCTGGTAATGCTGCGACTGCCACAACCCTCCAAACCGCGAGAACCATCGGGGGTGTCTCCTTCGATGGGAGTGGGAATATAGATCTCCCGGGTGTAAATACGACCGGTAACCAAAATACATCTGGTAATGCTGCGACGGCGACTCAAGTGAACAATTCACTCACACCCGGGTCGTACTTGACTGGTTCGGCGTTTAATGGGAGTGCTGCGCAAACGTTTGTTGTGGATGCGACGACAACGAACACAGCGAATAAGATTGTTGCGAGAGATGCGAGTGGTCACATTAATTTCAATCAGGGGTTTTCATCCTACCTCAATATGTCTCATGGCGTGTCTGGAGCCACGGGCGATACTATATTTTATTCTTCGTATGACAACTATATACGAAAAAATAACGCGACTGGCTTTAGAGCATCCCTTAACGTCCCAACGAGAACGGGTGGTGATGCCTCTGGCACGTGGGGGATCAGTATCAGTGGGAATGCGGCGACGGCCACGACTGCCGGTGCGTGTAGCGGAAGCGCCGCACAACTGGGCGGTGTCTCCCTCAACAACATTTTCAACAATACGGGTGGTGGTCATGGTAATCGTAGCGATTTTGATGCAGTGCCAGATGCGGGGTGTTATTATGTCACGGGTACCACAAATGGTCCAAATGTAAACAGTGCGACTCAATATTATGGTATGACTCTTGGTCTGGGTAGTGAATATGGACCCGTTAAAAATCAAACGGGTAAGTATGGCTCCCAAATATATTGGGGTAGAAATGTTTCAAGTCCATATATAAACATAAGATACCTCGAAAATGGAAGTTGGGGTAGCTGGCAAAAAGCCGCGGCGGGATATGCTGATAGTGCGGGGAATGCGGGGAACGCGACGACGGCGACCACAGCCACCAATCAATCTGGGGGGACTGTGAGTGCGTCCACGGGGAGCTTTTCGAGTGCTGTATATTACAATGAATGGTTACGAAATAACGGTGCGTCTGCATCCGGTTTATATTGGCATAACCCGAGTAATCCCGGATATGCGTGGCACATATACCCAGAAAATCGCGCAGATATGACTCTTAGAACCGGATCTGGTAATGGTGGTATTAAGGGAACTGTTGTAGATTCAACCGCGAGGGGGTATATTCACTGGACGACGGGGAACGAAATTGGATTTCTCAATAGCTCGAGACAGTGGTCATTGAGATGTGATAATAATAAAAATGTGGAAATTTATGGTACTACAAGATTATACCAATTCGCTGGTAGTAGAAGCGGTACGTTCAGTGGCAGTGGTACGTTCAATTTACCAGGTGATCTTGATTATGGTACCACCGATGCACCAGTAATTGGCTGGGAAATTCATATGGTGTTTGGATTTACGGGAACCAACTACGGAGCATTTTACATTTCGGGGTGTCAAGATACAAGTAGTTCAGTTGTAGGTGTATCAGAGCCTAGTTCTTTTAGAATATACGACACTTACTACGGTGATCACAGCGGTACAGCTTATTTAACAGCGGCCCGAGAAACGTATGCTCCCGTTTACTATGCAAAGATAATACTGGCTCAACCCTATTATAATAATGTATCGGCGTCTAGTGGTGGTGGTATTTCACGACATCAATTTACTTTTGAGTCTGCAGGTTGTCACGCCGGCTTCGGTTCTACCACGTATCAAGGTTCTGGATTTTTCACATTTCCAACTGCTTCAAGAAGACCCAAGTATATTAGATTTACTTGTAATACGGGTTCTGTACAGGGTAATTACATGATAAACCCATTAACCACTTAAATATATTTTGTTTTACTAATAATATAGAATGCCCTATTACATAGCATACGATGCGGAAACACTCGAAATAAAAAATTGGTATTCTTACGAACGAGTATTAGACCAAGATGACGATTGGGTACATGTTGAAATTTTACCACCTTTGCATTATGAATGTGTTGATGTTGTTCGTGGCGAGGATGGAACACCTCAGGTAGTCAGAAATGATGAAAAGTGGGAAGAAAAAACCAAGCATGAAATGAAGTTTATAAGAATAAAAAGAAATGAACTTTTACAAAAATCTGATATATCACAATTAAGCGACATTAAAATGAGTATGTCAGACGAAAAGTGTGCAGAATGGATAAGCTATAGACGTTTACTCAGAGATTTCCCTTCTATAGTGACAGATCCATTTAACCCCATATGGCCCGAAGCCCCTAACTAACCTCGCCAAACCCATTTAATAATTTTCTACCTATATATTAAATGTCCTACCTCTGCTGCACGAGCAATCTTGTTGTGAATGAAAATCAGAGTGCCACTATCACCATGGAACTCTGTAATGTGTGTTACAAGACGATTCAGACTAGGCACACCGACCCAGAGGAGTGGGTGAACAGTCTCGTGAAGAATAGCATTGAATACGGCGCGGACTCCATTTATAAGCTCCAGCTCGAAAAACACCTCTCCGAAGGTACGATGCCCGCGGGTGCCACTAAGGAAGCCCTCATTCTTTCCTACGAACATGATCCATCTAGACCTTTGCCACCATAGGAAAGTTCTATGAACTTGAACACTTAAAAATAAAGTCTTACTATAATATAAAATGTCTGGTGGTATTGCCCAACTCGTCGCCGTCGGTGCTCAGGATGTGCACCTCGTCGGCAAACCCGAAGTTAGCTTTTTCCGCTCAACTTACAAACGCCACACGAACTTTTCCCAAACTGTCGAACGTCAGGTGATCCAGGGGAACGTGTCCAACAATGGTATGTCTACTGTGCGCTTCGAGCGCAAGGGTGATCTCTTGGGTTATGTTTACCTCGTTCCCAACGACGGTACCAAAACTGTCGCGGTCGCGGATTGGACAACTATGATTTCCAAGGTCGAGCTTCTCGTCGGTGGTCAAGTCGTCGATGAACACGATTCAACTTTCTCAACCCTCATCGCCCCAACTCTCTTCGCTACAACATCAGCCAAGTCCGTGTCAGGCGATATTTATGGTGGTGCGAGCAGTGAACGCTTCTACCCACTCCGCTTCTCTTTCTGTGAAAACTGGCAATCCGCACTTCCATTGATCAGCCTCCAATACCACGATGTGGAACTCCGCATCACGTGGGGTGCCAACGCCGCGGACGCCAGTAAGAAGTGGGACGTCTACGCGAACTACGCCTACTTGGATACCCAAGAACGTGAAGTTTTCGCGTCTCAACCACAAAACATGATGATGATCCAAGTTCAAAAGGCCATCGCCTCCGGTAACAAGATTCAAGAACTCAACTTCAACCACCCAGTGAAGTATTTGGCTTCGGCCGATACCAGCGCGTTGTCGATTCTTAACGACGACAACAAGCTCAAGCTTCAAATTAACGGTACCGATGTGGCTGACTTCAAGTTTGCTGATCCAAACTTCACCACTGTGCCACTGTACTATCACACCTCCAATGGTTCTTTGCCAGCCACTGCGAAGACTTTGTTCACGTACCCATTCTGCCTCGAGACTGGTAAGCTTCAGCCAACGGGTTCTCTCAACTTCTCGCGACTCGACTCGGCGCGCATCATCAACAGCGCTCGTGACTGCACTAAAGATATCTACGCCGTGAACTACAATGTCCTCCGCATTGAGAACGGTATGGGTGGTCTTTTATATTCTAACTAATTAATAAAACAAATGTGGAACGTAGTTTTCCTCCTCGCCATCGTTTTTGTATTGACGTACGATCCAAAATCCAGGACGCTTGAAAAGTTTGTGGGACAACCCACCCCACCAACTGAAAAGTCCTGTCAACCTACGCATTACGAAGCCGTACAATTCGCCCAAGCACCTTATGAATGCCCAGCCCCAGGCAAAGCACGCATGGGTGTTCTTACTTAAAAAGAAGAACTGTAAATAGTTTATAATGATGCAAATGGACCGTGAAACCCTGATGATGATCGCGACGATTGTGTGTATCGTGGGTGTGGTGTTTTTGTTTAAAGAAATGAACAAGACGAAGACGGAAGTCGAAAACTTCCGTAACTTCTCGAATCATCTTATGCACCAACTCACAGCGCCATTACCACATGAAGATGAACTTGAAGTTGAAGATGTGAACGAAAAGGGGGGGGAAAAAAGTGAGGAATAAACATATTCACTTATTATAACTTGCGAATGCGCAATGAAAAAATACAAGGCTATAGCGATCCCGGTAAGCTTTACTGACGATAAACCAAAATTTTTAACGGTGAGAGATCGCCGCTTTAAGGATTGGATTTTTGTCACAGGCGGTTGCCGAAGAAGAGAGATCTTTAACCCTTTACGTTGTGCTTTACGAGAGCTTGAGGAAGAGACGAGAGGTGTTGTATCCCTCAAGAGTGGTGAATATACTACATATAAATTTACAGTCAAAGAGAGTCCCACGGTTGACCTTGAATACAATGTTTTTGTATTTTTTGTGAATTACAAAAAGACCGAACAACAGACACTCGTCAGAAAATTTTACGAAGAAAAACAAAAAACAAACCTTAAAAAGATACAGAAACAACCAATAAAGAAAACATACGATGAAAATGATTACATGAGTTTTGATACTCTTGAAGAATTCAATACACGTAAACGATGGAAGCTTATAGTCGATAACGTCCTTAAAAATCCAGAATTTTACGCGTGTGTTAGTTCTTTAAATAGAAAAACCTTTTCTATAAAATAGAATGAAGTCCAAGGCTTATATTTTAATGCAAATTCGTCAACTTTTGGAATCGAATCGTGGTCTTTGCGACGAGGAGATTGAGGAGTGGATAGAAGACAATAAAGAAAAAACTGTATACGAACTTTTAACCGTTAAGAAACACCTATCCGAGACGGTGGAGTTCCCGGATGTATCATGTATGTCGAGGTATAGAGAATAAAGTTTATACTAAGGTATGTTTAAAAGGTGGTGCGCCCAACAAAAATTTAACAATGCAACCAATCTATCACATGTGCTCATGGACGGTGGTGTCCTTTCCGTGCCTTTTGATAAATTGAACGACTTTCACGAAAAGTACATAGAGGCTGTCAAGTCGGGTGAAAAACTTTTCGTTGTTGAACAAAAGAGTGACAACTACAACTTCTTTGTAGACATTGATTACAAAGATACACGCCCTCTTACGATTGAGGAGATTCAGGACATTTGTAAAATCATTTGTGATAAAGTAAAGCGTCACGGTGGCAAGGATTGTTTGATATCTGTGTCACCAACCAAAAAGGCGGGTGAGTACACAAAAACTGGAGTACACCTCAATTGGCCGGGTTTTGTATTGAATCAATCGTCTGCTGTTGCTCTGAGAGAACACATTCTCGTGGCGCTGTCCAAGGCAAAAGGTGGCACAGATTGGAATGAAATTATAGATTCATCCGTGTATGGCTGTACACAGAGAAAGACGAGGGGGAGTGGTTTTCGCATGCCTTGGTCTCACAAGATGGCAAAACATATGTCATGTGGTGGTCAGGGGTGTCCCGAGTGTGGCGACTCTGGTAAAATTATACAAGTGGCATATCTTCCCGTATTTCTATATAATCATGGACCATTGAGTAAACTTACGAGAGTTGACCAACAACCAAATATCGAATATCTCAAAATGTCTTCAATTCGAACGAATGAACCACAGCACATAACTATAGAACCGCCCTCATCTGTGATCAAGGAGGGTTCGTTTACGGATGCGCAGACAAAAGATGAACTCCACGACGATGAAGTCAGAGGACTCATCGAAGACTTTGTTCAGAAAAATATGGAAGGACAGAATGGGTCAATCATTAAGAGTCTCTTCAAACATAAGGACACGTATTTAGTCGCCACGAATTCTAAATATTGTGAAAACCTCAAAAGATCCCACAATTCCAATCATGTGTGGTTTCATATAAGTGGACGTGTGATTGCTCAAAAGTGCTTTTGTAGATGTGAGACAATTCGTGGTCGCAGGGATGGCTTTTGTAAAGATTTTTATGGGAGAAAACACATACTCCCCCCTAAAGTAATTGAACGATTGTATCCCCAAAAGGAGGACATCAAGAAGTGTCCAGAAATTAAAAAGTTTGAAGAAAAGCCTAAAGTCAAACAATCGGATGTAAAACCACATTTAGAATCTTACATGCGAAGGTGTATGAAATGTCCAGAGGATATCCGTGTCGTGACTATTTCCAAACAAAAAAACGAGTTCGTCGCTCTCACGACATCAAACTATTGTGAAACCTTCAAAGGTGTACATGGGGAACAGACAATGTCCTACGTAATTAAGAATAAAACTATATCACAAAAGTGTCCCGTGTGTACGAAACAAAATTCTAGAGTTCACAAACTAAGTTCGAGTGTTATTTCCATTCTGTATCCAGCTCAAAAAAAATAAACCAGAACATTAGAAGAATGGCACTCATTCTGGTTGGAGCCTCTATTTACCTCATAGCATCTTTAGTTGGTGACGTTGAAAATGTAATTAAACTTCCAGAACCAGACGCATTTTATGAATATTCAGGTATTCAACCAGAACTGTATAAACAATACTTATCAACGAAAGACTTGGATTACATCGAAGAACTCGCCCTATACGCCGACCTCGACGTTAGAGATGAAATTCACGAAAAGATACTTAAACAGAAGTCTTTATTTATATAAAAATGGTAGAAACACGAACAAAATCTGGGCGTCGGATAAAGAAACCAGCGTTGTATAAACCTGAAGAAACCAAATTTGAGGATGATTATGCAGAAGATGAGCATGATACGGATTTTGATTCAGACTTGGATACGGATGAGGAACTCTATTCCGACGATGACGACGAAGATGACGATGACGATGGTGGGGATTTGGATGGTTTTGTGGTCGATGATGAGGATGAAGAAAGTGAGGAAGAATAGACTTAAAAAAATCACTTTCTATATTTAAAATGGAAACCGATATTGGAAATCCAATTGAATATGATCCAACAATCGACAATTTAAAAGACGATAAGAGTGAGGATCACGACTTGCAGCAATCACAACAAGTCGAACCACAATATTATTATCAACCTCAACAACAAATGATGTATCCAGATCAAATGGCTCAACAAGAAAAGTTCGATATATTATCAAGTGTTGATAAATCTACATGGATCATCGCATTCGCAGTGTTTCTACTCGGGTTTTTCATGGGTAAAACCATGCAACCCGTGATACTCAGATATAGTTAAGAATCCCAAAATCAGATGACTTTTTATTTAGGCGTATGGAAATCCAAAGTTTGGAAGACTTGTATTACCAACAAATGTTCCAATATCTCCATATTTAGGTGGTATAAAGCGATCCGTGATAGGACCACGATATGTATCTTCGATAAATCCCTTTGTTGTACTGGGTTTTTCGACGGGTCTCTTCTTCTTTTCCCTTTTTTTGTTTTTTGTTTGGGAAATAAAAAACAAAATAAAGAACGCTGAAGTTAATATCACTGTTATGATTATCTTAAACATTTTGTTTTAGAATTATGTTATATTTTTTATTTACGCGGATGAAACTTCTGGCTCGCCCTCCTCCTTTGACTCTTCGATCTTAGCCTCAGTCGACGACTCGGCCTCAATCTCTGATTCGCGCAACTTGCGACGTTCCTCAATCTCCGCCGCCACGAGAGCGTCAGCTTCCTTGACGAGATCTTCCATCGGGGTGTCAGGCTTTTCCTTTTGAAGACGTTCCAAAACCTCCGCTGGATGGGGAATTGGTGGCTCATCTGGTTTGGTGTAAAATTTAGAGTTTTCGTCACCGGGGGAGATGTAGTCCTTGGCTGCCATCATGGCGCTCTTTCTTTCTTGGAACATGCGCGCGGCTTGCGCTTGATTCTCCTTGTACCCACTCATGATTTCCTCCAATTTCTCATTCGTGTAGTGGACGTCTTCAATCTTTGTCGGATCTGGTGGGATCAGCAACCACTTGTACATGTCAACGACATAAATGTCGAATGTCGCATCTTCCTTCTGAAGACGCTTCGCGTGATTCGCAGCTTCGTCACGAGTTGCGAATGCCCCACGAATCTTGATTCCAAATTGATCATTCTTTTGTGGTGCCTCTGGGCCAACGACCGATAGGCAAGCAAATAATTGACCGGGAACAGTGGTGTAATCTTGTTCGAGAGACATGGTATTATACCCATATTAGACTCTAAAACTTTAAGCTAACTTAAAAGGTTCGGTTCTATTTTAAATAATGAGAACCTTTTGGGATAAACAACCAGAGGCATTCGGATTTAGTGCAAATCATCGAAATAAAGCAGAACCTGAACAACTCCCAGAAGAATTTGAATGGTCTACGTACCCGATTGAGGTAATTTACGAATTCCTAAAAAACCATTACGTGGCCGAAGATGATTTCAAGCTAACATATGGTCTAGATACCTTGAGGTGGGCATTGGAAGTACCCGGTCATCAAAATGTCGCAATAACCCACAAACCCACCCAAGAATTGATTGGTTTCATATCAGTGGCTCCATTGAACTTAAAATTAAATGACAAAGAAGTCAAGGGTGTACAGGGTAACTTTTTATGCGTTCACACAGAGTATAGAAATAAAAGGATTGCTCCGTACCTCATTTCCGAAGCAAAGCGTGTATCCGACAATAAAAATAGAAAACAAGCTATCGTTACCGTACACAACCCCATTCCTGGATCAATCGCGAAAGCGGCGTATTGGCACCGTGTCATTAATGTTGATACGTTGATTAAATCTGGGTTTTATCAAACAAATCGCCCCAAATCAAAGGCTTTTGAAATCCAAGGTAGATCCATGTTTAGAAAGATGACATCAAGGGATGTTTTAAAAGTTAGCCAACTATTAAAAGATTATTTCGCTAAATTTAAAGTTTCACCAATTGTGAATGATCAATGGGTCAAACACTGGTTATTGCCACGTGACAATGTCGTGTATTCGTACATAAATGATGAAACGGGTGAATTTGTATCATTTTATCGTATTCCATATGAAAAAGTCGACGGTACATACACAGTGAACCAAGCCTATCTCTTCTACATGACAGGTGATAATTTCAACGATGCGCTCATAATGGCAAAAAATGAAGGATTTGATGTAATGAACTCAATTGACATTGTACACGACAACAAAACACTGACAAAGCATAAGTTTATACAAGGAACTGGACACATAAATTACCATATATTCAATTGGGATTCAAATGGTGTAATTGACAAGAAAGAATTGAATGTTATTATTCCTTAACCTAAGTATTTAAAACTTTGAGTAATTTTAATACAATGGAGGAGATCAGGAAAAACCATAATGACGCAAAGCGAGAACTGATACAGTCTGTCACTCAAGAAGGAAATCAGATACTTGACGTTGGCTGTGGTTTTGGTGGTGATCTTCAAAAGTGGCACAGGTGTGGTGCAAACATGAGTATGTGTGACCCGGAGCCATCGGCCCTTGTAGAAGCCAGAAGTCGCGCAAAAAACATGAGAATGCGAGTAAATTTTTACGAGGGGGACATACACAACTGCCCGAATAGAAAGTTTGACATTGTGTGTTATAATTTTTCACTTCATTATATTTTTGAATCAAAGGATACATTTTTTAGTTCAATCAGGGAAATCAAGAAGAGGATGAAACCCGGTGGACGTCTCATAGGGATTATTCCAGATTCAGAAAAGATTATATTTCGAACACCTTACAACGATGATTTGGGAAATTTCTTTTTAACTAAGACTAAGTGTATGGGTGGTTACGGTGAAAAATTATTTGTGAATTTAGCGGACACACCATTTTACGCGGATGGTGTGAGACCCGAACCCATAGCTTATAAGGATCTCCTGGTAACACATCTAGAAGATATTGGTTTCACACTTGAGATGTGGGAGGGTCTCGAGGGAAATCCAATCTCCGAATTCTATAGCAAATTTATCTTTGTATATAAGAGATGATCGCATTCATTGTATTGTTACTCATAAATTTATGGATTCTTCAACGAACGCGCGAACCCCAGGAACTCACCGAGGTCAAAGAAAAGTACACAACTCTTCGAACACATCTCATGAATACTGAAAATCAAAAGTATAAAATGTTGACGCGTTGTATTCCAATAACCGGAATTCGTGGTATGCGCGGCACCGTTGGTTACAATACGAATAAAGGACAAGAAATAGCCATATGTGTCGACGGAACATCCAATGAGATGTTCCACGTTCTTATTCATGAACTCGCACACTGCACAGTTGATGAGTATTCCCATTCCTCGAATTTTTGGGACAATTATGTAGAACTCCGAGATATGTGTATTGAGATTGGAATATACGAAAAGATCCCCGATAAAAAGACTTTCTGTGGTCAGAAAATCCAGGATAAATAATCTTCTTTACACATATTAAATGAAAACCCCTCTCAGTGTCTTACTGACGGTTATCTTATACTACATCGCCATATATGGGATAACAATCATACCACACATCAGTAACAACTATTATGGGAATTTGATCATTCTCACATTGGTGATACCGAACATCTTTAGACATATTGTGGGAAGTGTGCCGCGTTTGGCTGTTGATCGTTTGTTTGTATTTTCGACGACGGTCATCGCGTTCGTGATAACTTTTCTCATGAACAAGATGTGGGGTGATACGAAAGACGCGGTAAAAGAGTATGGGAGTGACAGAAGCAAGACACTTAAATTGAGTGCCTTGCTCATGACAGCTTTTACTGTTGGAGCGTTGGTTACCTATTATTCAGGTATTGATAATTCAATCTATTCAAATATGGGTTGGGAATCAAATCAGGGCTTAACAATGTAAGTCTTCGCGAAGTAGAAGACAATCGCCGCAACCAAACCAGTTGACGCCAAACCAACCATGCTTCGTGCACCTTGTTCGTTGAGGAACTTGGGAACGGAGGTGACAAGTTTGTCTTGAACCGGCTTCGACACCGCAATGGCAGCCGCAACACCCGCAACGAGAGCGATGAGTTGATCATCGGTGAGGTTCATTGGGTTCTTACTCTCTGGTGCCTTCTCAGCTTGCTGCTGCGCCATAAAAGCACCCTGGGGGTTTGGTGCTGTCATTTGTGGCATCACACCTTGCATTCTTGGCTCTTCCATCATCATTGGGGGATCCATCATAATGTCATTAATTGGAGTAGAGTCCATTGTCTGTTTATTTTGTCCCACATTTTTTTCCTGTTCTTGTGACGCTCTGTTATCAATAAACACGGTAGATCTATTATCATTCAATGGAACCATCCCATCTCCATTGTCTGAAAGATTCATGGTATTTACGTCAGTAGCCATTTAGTATATTCATATGTTTTTGAAACATCTGAGTGACGCGGCCTGCTACTTTGTCTTAGTAATTTTTAAATTTGTCTTTTTTGTGGCTTTTTTTGCATCATCTTCTCGATGTTGCATGTGTTTGGGATTATACATCTTCTGGTGAAGTCTCCACAGGTCAGGACTTCCAACCCTAAAGTTTTTTCTGACGGTTGCTTTATACCAATATACGCAATCCTGTATTTTATTGGATTTAACGGTATTATCCAATACGAGACACTCGTAGTTTTCTGTACACGCATCCATCACCTTGCAAAACATATCAAATGATGGGAAGATACCGAAAAAAGATTTATAAAGTTTTTCTCTATTTTGTATAATATTTTCACGGAGAATGAATACATAATCTACATTTGCACGAAGTGCTGGTGGTAAATCCATGACATATTGCATCGTGAGCATGAAGAAGATTTTCCAGTGTCGTCCATTCATAAAACACTGTCTAATACACGTATCTTTCAGAAACTTTGAATCGTACATACAATCATCAAGAAGCATAAAAGCACCACAATTGGTTTTACCCGCACCCACGAGTTTACGCTGTCTCGACATGACACGTTCTATCGCATCTCGGTCGTAGTCTCCATAGACGAAGAGGTCTGGAATAAATTCTGAATAAAAATGGTTACCTTCTTCCGTCCCCGATAAAACGATACCTGCTGGGAGGTGTTTTTTATAATACATGATGTCTTTGACTAACGTAGACTTACCAGTGTTACGCTTTCCAATAAAAACACATACCCGATCATCGCCCATTGTTTCGGGTTTGAATTTCTTCAATTGAAGATTCATTCTACTTTAGCGTACCGTTTTATTTAACAAAATTTTACTCACATAAAGTAGGAATGTCAGGTCGTTTAAGACTTGCGGCCACTGGAGTTCAGGATCAATGGCTCACAGGCGATCCACAATTTTCATATTTCCTGATGAATTTCAAAAGACATACAAAGTTTGCGATTGATTATTTCGAGAATCAATTTGATGGTAACATAGACTTTGATGAAATTATAACAGCTCGTGTACCAAGTGACAAGGGTGATCTCATAAAGAATATGAACTTGAAAGTTACATTGAGTGATCCAACGCCGGATACACCGGGATTTAACGATGTATATTGGAATCCATCTATCGTCACAAATCTCATAGAGTACGCTGAATTGGTAATTGGTGGTCAAGTTATTGAAAAAATTACAGGCGAGTATATCTATATTCACCAGCAACTACACAACAATAACGATGATACGACACAAACACTGTATTTTTTAAATGGGCATGGTAACTTTTTAACATATACTGGAGACTATACATACTACTTGGATCTTCCATTCTATTTTTTTAGAAATCCAACTTTATCCATACCAACCTGCGCCCTTACAAAACAAAGCGTCGAAGTAAGAATTAAAACGACACCTCTATCCAAATTAATATTTTATGGTGCGCCATCGAATGTAAGTGCATCAATAAGAAAGATTTCTCTAGATGCCGAATTTATATACGTTGCCGACGAAGAGAGGAACTTTTTAATGTCCAGACCAATTGAGTATGCTATCACACAACTTCAGATGTCACAATTTAAGATGAAAGCGGGTGAGACAAAAAAGGGTGTCATGTTAAATTTTAAACACCCCGTCAGAGAGTTATTTTTTGTGTGTACACCGGACAGCTTTAGTATTACAGCTAATGCACCAAATGAGTATACAACCATAAAGAATGTCGAATTACGTTTTAACAATCAAGTTGTATTTGACAACGATACAAAATTCCTTGTGTATGAACAGGCGTTAAAGCATCACACAAATTCACCGTTGGTTCTTCGTACACTTGCACCATTATTGGGTTTATTCAATCTCAAATCTGATTTTGGAATGTATAGTTTTTCGTTACACCCGGAAGTTCATTATCCAACTGGGCAAGTAAATATGAGTCGCATAGTTCACAAATTATTCACAATAGAAATAGAACCATCCAACTTAACATATGCGAACGATGTACGCGTCTATGCGGTGAACTACAATATTCTTCGCTTTGAAAGTGGATTAGCTGGTTTAAAATTTTAGATTGTTATATTAGTAATGGCTGGTCGTGTTCAGCTCGAAACATTTGGACCTCAAGACAGGTTCTTTACACTCGACCCAGACTATACACATTTTCTCCAAAGTTTTAAGAGGCATTCAAACTATTCAACAGAATATGTTTACATGAAACCAGAGAATGAAGCCGACTTTGGAAAAAAAGTAAAGTTTACGATTCCCCAAGATCAGGGTGACCTTCTTAAAACATTGAGTGTTAAAGTCAAGTTACCAGCTTTGACATCACCATATAATATTGGTTACATTGAATCCATTGGTCACGCCCTCATAGAATATGCTGATATCATCGTGGGTGGTGAAGTTATTCAGAGAATCACAAGTGATTATTTACAAATATATTCAGAACACAACTTTACACAAACAAAACAAAAGGCTCTTGAAAAATTAATTGGAAAATATTCGTTGAGAACATCAGCGGTTCGAGTTTCTGACCCAACTATTATAGGTTTCCTTGGTAAAGCCACCACTGAACAAGACTACTTTATAGATTTACCATTCTATTTTTACAATAACCCCAAACTTGCCATACCTCTTTGTGCCATCACGAAACAGGAAATTGAAGTTGAGATTAAATTGAGAGACTACACAAATCTTATTATTGATACATCGGATGGAACATACAAAAATCTTACATACACACCCAAAATAACAGATTTCCAATTATGCAGTGAGATCGTTTTTGTAGACATATGTGAACGTGTAAAGATTAAAACTTCAAAGCATGATTACACAATTACACAAATTCAACAAAATACATTTGACATTCCGGAAAATGTTTCTACAGGTAAATTCAAATTAAGTTTTATAAATCCAGTGAAGGAATTGTATTTCGTCATTCAACTACAAGGTGCGTCGCCATTCGATTATGATAATACATTATCGGTCTCGAATAACAAATTGGTACTGTACGAAAACTTGAACTATCTCACACTAGACTTGGATGGTGAGCCAATAATCACAGATGAAACTGGAAATGTTATATTTTTGAAAGCCGTCCAAGGTGCAATTCATCATTCAAAAACACAACTCATTCGTAGATTTTACTCATATAGTTTTGCGTGTGAACCAGAAAAGTGGTATCCCACGGGACAGGTTAATTTCAGTCTCGTGAAAGAGCAAATCCTCAACCTAAGTATGACACCTTGCATCTCTTATGCAAGACAACTTCGTGTTTACGCATTAACGTATAATATCCTTCGTGTACACGGGGGAATTGCTCAAACACTTTTTAATTCGTAATAATAAAGATGATGAAAACAGGATTCGGTGAATCGTCAGGAGAATATGAAAACGCTCAAAGTAATGCGCTCATTGGCATCGTCACACCCGTGATTGAAAAGAGTTTAATCATTGCGTGTCAATATTGTAAAGCGTGTGGCCGCACAGCTGTGACAGCGGAAGACATGGAATATGCCGTTAAGTTTTGTGTCATGCACACTGTGGGAGAAAGTATCGGTTCCATCGTTCCAGAAATATACGATGAGGAGGAATCCGATGAGGATGATATTGAAGAACTTACGGAAGACGAATGCCCTCCATTCACCCGATACACAGGACAAGATCTAACGTTCACACGTGTGAATGCCGCATACGACCGATGGGATGAATGGGAACCACAAAACCCGGTGGAAGAGATGTTAAAAAATGCTATTAATAGTAATGAGTACATTGGAGCCGGAGGGGTGGACGATTTCTGAATATAAGTCATTTAAAGTTCAGGGGGACGAAGACACAGATACCAGTACCGATGGAGATTCTTCAGACGACGAGCAGTTGTTTACACAGACTAAAAAAACCATCGGCAAAAAAAAGTACAAGCGTATCTATGAAGAAGAATTGTTACCAGAATAAATTTTCCCAGTGTAATATATAAAACCCCCATCATGGAAAACGCGATTGAAACTGTCAACCTCGTGACTCAAGAATTGGAGACCCAATCCCTCAATGCGATTGTTGCGGGCTTCTCCTTCGCCGCGGCCCTCAGCTGGAACGACCTCGTCCGCTGGGTTCTTCAGCAACTTATCCGAGTTCCAAAGAACAGCGGTGCTCAGTACACCCTTGTCGCGGTTCTCACTACTCTCCTTTCCATCGTAGTGTACCTCACTATTTCTCGCATTTCCAAGCGCGTGAGCCGACCAGCTCAGCCAGTCTACGCGATTACGCAATAAGTTTGGGTTTTCGTTTCATAACTAAAAGAAGCATAACTCCGACAAAAACGATGGCAAATATAGCCAGGTAATTACCCCTACTATAAGGATTCTCAATTACAGGAATGCCTATAGGTGGAGGCAGAGATCGTTTCAAAATATCAGGGGAAACTTTGGGGAGACCCTCGAGTTTATCAGTAGAACATTCGACTTCAAATTTCAAAATATGATCTTGATTTCTGAAATCGTATGGAATGAGCCTTCCGTGACTCATATAGAAGAATTCAATTCTAATGTCTCGAACATACTTTTGTGTACCCGTGTGGAATTGATGTGTAAATGGATCATCGGCGTGACTAAAATTAATTACATCCGTTCCATTTGTTAGTATATGACCTGTGTAAAAAGGTGTCGACGAATATACATACTTGTTGAATTCATCCGACCCCGCACTGATTCGCAGAATTAACGAATTTACACCTTGTAAATTAATGGCACCGGATGATAATGTGTTACTGGTTGATACAGCGTCACCTGAACTAAATCCCAAAACCTGATGTGGGGTCGTCAAGGGTGATGTATTACTCGCGTATCCATTTGTTCCACTGTTGAATTCAAATACAAAGTTATTGTCCCCGGCACTTGTGTTTGAAAAAATAAGTGAATTTGTATCGGTGTCAAACACAACTGAATCAACATTTGATTCAGGGGGTTGCAGTTTAACGTCTAAATCTGTCGCGAGATCTGTACCATTTGTATAATTTGTTTCATCCAATGTAATGTTTACTCCATCAACACTAAAAGTCTTATTTAAACTATTTATTAGAAGTTGTGGAGTTGGAATACGAGCAGATAGAAGGCTTATTTTTGAAATGTCATAAATTGGATTTTTGAGAGTTACGACATAGTTATTCGCGTGGGGGTATATAGAGGTATCGCGTTCGCTACTATCTATGTCAAGGGTATGAACCTTCATTAAAATTAGTCCATATAATTTTAATGATTGTTTTTGTCTAATCAAGTTAAATTTAATTTAAGAAAGGCTGTGTGCCAATGGGTTGTTGTGGAGTTGCTTCTTCGCCAAATCCAACGTCGCCGCATGTGGATTTTCGTTACACTTGTAGGCGTTGAATTGGTGATAAGGTTTTTGTTGATAGTGTTGTGTCCATGCGCCGTTGGCGGCGTTCACACGACCGTCGATGCGTGTAGTATCAGTCCGAACAGTTGTGAGATGACCCCTGGTCTGGGTAACATTCATTCTTCCTGGGTTACCCATACGGTTCGCCTTACCTCTGCGATCTTCTGGACGGAATCCATACTTCATCAATTCTTCGTTGGTCTTCGCAGACACTTGGACAGCCACACTGTTCGTGTAACCGCCGTGGAAGCTGTGAATACCTGGTGCTGGTTGATTGTTGTAGTTGTACTGTTGATCGTTTCGGTCGCTCTTGAATCGGGTTGGATCTTGGGAAACCGCCAAAGCTGATGTGAAACGCTTCGCGCCATTGTAACCAAGACCATCATTTCGAAGACCGGTCTCCGATCGATTTGTAGTACGCATAGTCTTTTGGTGACTGGCTCTTGGGGTAACACCAGTCATACCCTGAGCCCGACCGGCCATCGTTGGGAGGCGGGATGGAAGGAATGCAGTCTTTTCCGGCATATTGTGTGTCAATTGACCGACAACAGCTGAACGACCACCGGTAATATCCATAGCTGGTCCAGATCGGCCTGGAAGTGTTGTGAGTCTGTATTCACCAACATTGACTGGGTTCACTCTAAACATTTGCTGATAACCACCAACCGCTGGAACATCCGCGCCAACACCCAAACCTGGACCAACCATTTGCTTTTCAATTGGTGAAAGGTTGTTCATCACCCCTCGGTCATACATACGGTCACGCATCGATAATAACTCTTGGCCACCACTTCTTGACTGAACCCCCATATCAGCAAAGCTGGTGACTTCCACCTTTCTTGGTACTTCAACACGTGATTCAAATATTGGTTCTTCAAATTCCGGCTCTCTTTCTCGAAGGATTTGTTGTTCTTCTGGTTTCCGTTGAACAACTTTGGGAGGTTCGCTTTTGTTACTCAACGCGCGACCAGCAAAAATCAATCCCGCGACAGCTGCTAACGAAATGGGATCAGCCATTCTTATTTCTTATTAACATTTTTATTAGCGTATCTTTGGTCAAAAAGATCATTCTGGATTTCAGCACGTGTACTCAAAGGTTCGTAAGTCATAGTACGAAGTGGAGTCTTACACTCCATGTTCGACAATGGGAAGAGATTACGTTCATATGTGGGAACGATAACCTTGTTAAAACGTGAAGTTGTTTGAGGCCTGAGTTGATCACTTGTGTCAATGAAATTGGCAGGGGCGCCCTTACCAGCCATATACGGAGCCGTACCATACAACATCGTATTTGGACGGCAATCACCACAGTTTAATGAGCTGGGCTGGGGATAGACGAAGATTTCGTCCGTCGCTTTGACAGGGGCAATTGCTCCGGTATTTTGGACAATTGATAAACCAGGCTGAAGTTGGTACGCCATTTATTATTACATAAGAAATATTTATCGTCTATCGCCACTAATATCAAGACCTCTGAATGGACCGAGTTGAGCACCACGGGCATCTGGATTACATAATTGTGGCATCGTTCTACAATCAGGTCCACCCTTTGAACCGTAACACCACTCGGCAAATGCAGTCTGATCTCCTGGTATCTTAGACACTGGGGCGGTCACAAACTGACGAGCCGCGGCATTGCGCTGATATTGTGGAAGTGGTGTTCTCGAACGACCGGAATCCGTGGGGAATCTATCATCGAGAAAACTCTTCACAAAGGGCTTGACAGTTGGATAATAGCAAGCTTCTAATCTATTTGGTGCATCCGTGTAATCGGTGACGAGGACATTTCCCATTGGATTATCAATAGATGGCATGTGGCATCCAGTATCTCCAGAAACTGGAGTACCGTATGTTTCTCTAACCATATTTGTCTTGTACATAACATAAAGAACACCCAAAACCGTACCGCCTAAAATAAAGATCCGTGGATCACGGCGTGTGAGGTAAATAATACACGTCGCGTAAATAATAAAACGGGAAGCAGCATTAATTCGGTCTTCTGATGTTTGATTTTTATTGGGCCAGAATTGTGTAATCTTATTTTCCTTGATGAGTTGCTTTGGATCGTCGAACCAAGCCTTCATTTAGTATATTATGAGGTTTATTTTTTGGGAAGTCCACCAAGCATGCTACTCATCATCTTCATAAGTGCAGCCTGGTCGAGTTCACCACCTTCCGTCTCCATCTTTTCAGCGCAGTCCTTGGCGATACCCTCGATGAGGTTCAATGTGTCGGCTGGAATCGACGTAATAGTCGTACCGAGCATGTACAAAGTTTGGAGATATTGCCACGTAGCATCTTTCGTGCCTGTACTCATACGATTCCAGTAACTCTTGATGTTCAATTCCTTCAAGAAATCAATCGTATCAATCTCGTTCAAAAGGAAGGTTTCATCTTTCGCTGAGATTCTATCCGCGTACGGACTCACACCCTTCATGAAACCGTCAACTACCAAACGGGGGTTCGTGGTTCGCAAGACTTCGAATGAAGTCATCATTTTTTTAACGTCTTTTTCCTCTGGAAAAGTCTTGTGCAATTCCACAAGAAATTGACCGAGCATGTCGTTGAAGGCATTAACGGAAGTCATTTTCTTATAATATGAAGTAAATCTTTAAGTTTAAAAAGGATCTGTAGATATAGTCTCTTTTTGACCAAGGCCGTTAGACACTATGAAATAAACGAGGATGGCGTTGAGCATCGCTGGTTTTGTGTATTTATTTAGTTCTAATTTTCCTTCATTATTGAGATACGCCTTGAAGTGAATGTAACCAGCAGTTATACCGGCGGCGATCATCGCTGCGCTGATGGGGTCTCGGAGATATTCGGAGAGATCTTCCATTTAATTATACGCAACTTTTTTTGTACGGCTTTCTGGTGCGTCACCGAAGAAGACGTTATCATCTTCCTCTGGTTGTTGTGGTTGGTGGTCCATTGGTTGCATCTCTGGTTCACATTCTGGTTCGAGGGCCTGGACACCGGGGACGGTCTTAAACTCATTTTCGAGACCGGTTGGCTGCAATTGTTCCACCTCACCACCAATTTCGGGCATTGGTTCCATTTCTTGTTGTTCTTCTGGGAATGGTTCTGGTTCGGCATCTTGCCCCTCGAAAACGTCGGGGTCTTCGCTATCCTGAATTTCTCCATCCAAGTCAATGTCTCGGGTCTCTTGGGACATGTATGTTTGAAGAATTTGTTGAACTGGGATAAGCTCTTTAACACTAGCTTCGATACACGCACAGAAACGCTCAGTTAACTTCTCGTCGCGCACATATTCACTTTGTTCGTCGTGGAACACGTAGGGGTCTTTGTAGAGATCTTTCGCGGCATTGTTGTAACACGTTTGAATGAAAACTTCATTTGTTGGAAGTTTGAGACTAATCTTCTTATTGTCCGCTTTGAGACGAACAGCTGAAAGAATCTTAGTACACGCAACAAAAACAGCCGCCAACAAGTCGTTAAACCACGCACAGCGGTTCGCGATGTTATCGGTGTGCTGCTTCGACATGGCGTTCGACCAGTTTGGAACTTCCTTGAGAAGTTTTTGGAACATAATGAGAGTCTTTCGCCCCTTTGAAAGTTTTGTCGCTTCATCATACATATCTTGGAAAACTTCAATCATAGCTGGAGACATAATAAGGCAAAGTTGACCCAAATATTCGCGCTTGGCTTCAACCAGTACATTTAAATTATCCATTTATGATTAAGAGGTTTTTTAATTACACCCTTTACTACGCACCTCTCCTGTACTTATTTGCAATCTTTTTAAGGTTCATTAAATCAGGGAACTGTGTTTCGTCCGTATGTTCAGTGTTTCTCGAATCTTTCTTTTTATCTACAATCCAATTCACATATATTTCGTATTCACCGACGACGTTTACATTGAAACCACCATGTTTGAATTGACGTGCTACGTAATGGGCGGCCGCTGATCGATCAAATACTGGGTATCCAACTAAGAACGTCGGAATTGTAAGAAATATCTGCTTATTACCAAACTCAACCGCCTTTTTAATTTTTCGAGAAAACTGTTCATATATCTTTTTGTATATTTCCTTTTTGATCTGTTTTCTTTTTTCATCAATTTTCGTCACATCATTGATACTGATCATTACAATTACCGCAATTTATTTTTAGCCGATTCAAACTCACTCAAAGTTGGTTCTGACTTTTCTTTTACTAGCTTGTAATCCAAGAACTCTTTACCAGACGAACCCTCTGTGTATGGCGCGACATTGGTTGGTGTTTGAACACCGAGTGGTTGTGAGCGGAGAGAGACAAGTTTGACATCTTCACCTTGAACTTCAAACGAAGCTGTCACAGAGAAACCGAACGCAAACCCGTTATTCTTGACAACCATAAACGCACACTGATACAAATTGTTTGAACTACCATCATATTTCTTCACTGAAGTGGTTTCGATAACATACGTGCAAAGCCCTGTACGCTTTGAAATCTCTTTGTTTGTCATCATGACAAACTTTTCCATGAGATCGTTGCTGACCTTAGCCTCGGCCTGAGTGTAACCACTGAGGTCTGGGCTGGCATCATCAAATCGAATAGATCCGGTTGGTTTTGTGTAGCCTGAAAGACCAAAGCTTTCTGTGAACGATTCTCGTTGAGTCAACAGGACAACAATCACAAGAAGTGTGATTATCAAAAGGACATTCATCTTTACTAGTATGCGTTAATTTTTTTTTAGAAAATCCCATATACATATTAGATGTCACTCCTGGTCTACAGCCCAAGGTGCAAACATTCAATGGAGATCATAGAGTATGTGAACAGACACACCCAACTGAAACAAATTGTACACTATCACAATGTCAATACCCAAGGTGTCCCACCCGCATACCGCAATAAAATCACCAGAGTACCGACAATGTTAACGAAAAATGGAAAGATTTTGGTGGGGAACGAAATAAAAAATTGGCTGGAATCACTTTTACCAACCAAAGACGTAGAACATTGTGGCTTGGGTGGGACCTGTACGATGACTACCCTCGATAGTAATGATAACGACACTGATATATTTTCACTTGATAACTACGGTCAGTCACTACAGCCAGCCATGACACGAGATCTTGAAGACAAGATTAATAGAGATGTCGCGAAAGGCGTTGTTTATTCGGAACAGATTTAAAGATCTAACGCACAATATTGTATAGATATGAAATTAGTGACTATACAAGCCTCGGCCGTAAAGTCCATCTTTGAAGTACTCAAGGACATTCTAAACGATGTTAACATTTACTTTCAACCGGATGGAATGTATATCGTAACCCTCGACACAGCTAGGACATCCCTAGTTGATATGTATTTGGCAGCAGACAATTTTGAGGAATATTCTTGTGAACAAGAGATTATCGCTGGAATTAATATTTCAAATACTTTCAAACTTTTAAAAACAATTACAAATAATGATGTCTTGAAAATTGAAATCAATTCAAAAGAACATATGGATATTGAAATTATAAGTGAGTCTAAAAAGACGAACACACATTTTCAACTTAAACTTCTGGACATTAATGAATCGCGCATTGAAGTTCCAAATGTTACGATGACAAGTAATACAATATTACCATCGGCGGATTTCCAGAGACTCTGCCGGGATATGTCAAATATTGGAACAGATATTGAAATCACGAGAAGTGGTTTTGATTTCAGACTAAAATGTGACGGTGATTTTGCCTCACAAGAGACGTGTATTAAATGTCCCGAAGAAAGTTCTGAAATTGGTGGACTCTATTCTTTGAGGTACCTGAATATATTTACAAAGGCGACGAGTATGTGTGCGTCTGTGCAAATCATGCAGGAAGAGGGTAATAGATTCCTAATCTTGAAGTATAACGTCGCCAATCTAGGTGATCTCAAGTTCTACCTCGCAACTAAGGTATCCGAAGATCAGTTGTAAGGTGTTCGCGTGTAAGTAAAATCTTTTTCATACCTATTGTATTTAAAAGTAACACTTTGGGATACTTCTTCTGAAGCATCTTCGTTGTGTAATATAGAAAATCTTGTAATGGTACAGATTCCCCGTGGAAATCATTTCTCGGTCCAGCATATCTTTTGACCTTTTCAGTAATGTTTACCTGTGGTTTATCATCATGATCCACGATCCAAGCATTACTAATTGGGATTGAAAACTTCATACCTCCCTCGACAACTTGCCCTGGTTTGAAGTTTATATTCGTTGATACCGCCTTATATATTTTACCACCATACCAATACTTGACTCTTAGTATCAGTTTCTTGACATTTTGTGGAACAATTGTATTTCTGAAGTTCTTACCACTCACGAGTACATAGAATTCATCAAGTACGCCATCCCAATCCTTACTTTCATTTTTCCAGAATTCATCTTCGATTTGATACTTTATTCTATAGTCTATTTTATACTCAAGTTCCTCTGAAATAATGTGATAGTCTGGATATGTAGTCAATTTTTTATACCAAAATATAACAGTACTTAAAAGTTTGATCAACATTCTTAATTATAATGGAGGGAAACTTTTTAAGTAGGTATAACAATAAGATTGAAAATTGGAACAATCTTATTGAAACCGATCCTTCAAATAAAAGCAGGTACGAAGATGAGATGTCTGAGTATATAATCAAGTGCATGCCATATATGAATCAATATGTAGAGGAGAATGGTATCGAAACAAATACTGATAATGTATTCAACGTGAAAGAGACAGTGGGTCTAAAACGTAAAGACATATTCATAGATTATCTCGCTGAAGTAGAAAATCAAAACGTAGCCAGATCAAAAGATCGTATAGTAGAACAATGTACGAAATGTTCATCAAGTAACATAGTACATTTTCATGATACAAGCGAACTTGTGTGTGATTCATGTGGTCTAGTTATAGCATGTCTAATTAGCGAAGAGTTGACATACAGGGAAGAACAAGAAACATCGGAGAAAGTTGTCAATTATAGTTACAAGAGGGAAAACCACTTCAATGAATGGTTGAGTCAGTTTCAAGCACAGGAAATGACAACGATACCTGATGAGGTGATGGAACAATTGAGATCTGAACTCAAAAAGATCAAGATCAAGAAATTGGATGAAATTACACACGCTAAAATTAGAGGATTGCTAAAAAAGTTAAGATTAAACAAGTACTATGAACACGTTCCATATATAACAAATATTCTAAATGGCATCAGAGCGCCTAACATGCCACAAGAACTAGAAGAGCAATTGCGAATTATGTTTAAGGATATTCAAAAACCATTTGATGACAACTGCCCTTCCGAGAGGAAAAACTTTCTTAGTTATTCATACGTTCTCTATAAATTTTGTGAACTCTTGGGAGCAGATGAATATCTTCAGTATTTTCCATTACTCAAATCTAAAGAAAAACTTTATCAACAAGATGTGATATGGAAGAAGATTTGTTGCGATTTGCAGTGGGAATTTATACCAACTATATAGTAATGATCAAGGAACCTTGTCCTAATTTTGATGCCTGTCATAAACGGATGTATTCGGGATTAAAGGTGTGTAGTCTCTGTTTCTGGAAATTCGAGAATCAAATTCTTGATTTTAAGGATGACGTAGAATGTCTACTTTGTCTTAACATCAAGAAATGTGTAAAGTTTAGGAAATGTCCTCACTATGCATGTCTAACATGCTTCCCAAAGTATCATAAATGTCCGACATGTTTCACGCTTAAAGAAGCTGACACACAAGTGAATAATGGATGAACATCAAAAGTTCTGTATAGATGAAGCCCAATATCATCTAAATAGAGCCAGTGAGCTTCTTACAGAGGGACTTCGAGACCCAAAGAAACACCATGATGAAACAAAACAATTTTACGCCACGATGGCTAAAGTGTTTCCTCTAATGATTCTTCTACAACAATACAACGAACCTCAACCTCTCGGTTCGGAAACGGGGGATAATTTATCAGATACGCTCTCTTCAACCCAGTCAGATGAAGATAGTTTTGTGCCTGTAACTCCGCCGCATCGTTCAGAGTCTTAATCGCTTTGAACTCCAAGATTGTCTCATTATTTATTATGATATCAGCCCTCAAGTTTCCAATCACATGACCCTCAAATGGGATTGGAACGATGCGCTCACTCTCATACTGAACACCGTATTTTCGTAGAAGTACCTCCATAGCATTGTGGTATACTCTCTCACTGTAACCAGCACCCAGTTGAGAATATATCTGTTTGGCGAGGGCTTCTACATCAACCATATTAAAAAATATGTCGCTTTCTTTTAATATGATGTGGTGGCTATTCAAACGTATTAAACTATCAACATCAAGGTCTATGAGCTATCTGTGGGGAGAATAATATTCATTTACACTATATGTCTACTTACTCCCAGCCCGCGTGTGAATTTGTCTACCGCGTCTCCTCCCTAGAAAAGGTCGTCGATGGTGACACCATTGACGTGACCCTTGACCTCGGTTTTGATGTCTGCACACGTCAGAGAGTGCGTCTCTTAGGGATCGACACCCCCGAGTCACGCACATCTGACACCGAAGAGAAGAAGTATGGACTCCTTTCCAAGAAGAAGTTGAAGGAGTGGTGTCTCAAGGCGATTGCATCCGAGAAGGATGATATTGAGATTGAACTCCGGTGTCCAGAGAAGGACTCTCGCGGTAAATTTGGGCGCATCCTCGCAGAGGTGTGGGTCTCCGAGGATGGTCAATGGACTAATGTTAATAAATGGATGTGTGATGAAGGCTATGCCGTCCCATATGTGGGTCAAAATAAGAAAGATGTAGAGGCTCTTCACTTGGTGAACCGTGAAAGAGTTGCTCATGAACTATAAGGGTATTTACGTATCCATAAATTACAAACCCATTTCTCACCAGACTTTACGGGTTTCCCACCATGTAAAGCCTTGGATGTCACGAGTTCATAATTATCAAGTGTGTGGAAAAACAAACCATCACCAGCTTTTAATTTGTATTTTTTATTTAGATTTGGAAATTCAGTTTCACCCTCTTCATAGTCATCGTTGAGGGCAATTAACATTGTATACATCCGCGGATTTCCATCATTTATTGAATCATAATGTGGTTTGTAATACCCACCAGATTTATATCTGACCACTTGAAGAGATTCATAGTTGACTTTTGGTCTATCCGTAAATTGGATACACCTATCAATTATCTTAGAAACAACTGGGTCATTTGTATCAATCCACGCAGTTTCACTTTTACGGAGTTTTGTATTAATTTCTCGTTTAGCTGAAACCTGGGATGGTTGAAGTTGTTCATTTGCTTTATTCAAAATATAATCACGCTCCTCTTTTGTGATAACATCTGTGACAATATGAGGTTTTACATAAGTTGGTATTAGGTAAAGTACCAATAGTATAAGAGCCAATAATATGAACATCTATCTTATCATTAAAAAAGATTAATATTGTGGGGCGTTATACAATTGTATCTTTTTCTGATTGTTGTTAGAACTTCATTCGCATATTCAACCAGTTTTACACTTATATCTATAATCTCGTCAACCTTGTCGGGTTCAAGTACATATTGTCTTAGGAGATCTCCTCCTGTATCTATCACCATTCTATAAATATTTGTAATGTCTCGGTGTCGTTCCCTCTGCTTGTCACGCCGTTGAAGTTCCTTCTTGAAATGATGTTCATCAAGTTCATTGAGCATATACGCCACACGCAAATATCTATTATTGGCATCATACACATCACCGTATCTATAAATGAGATCGCGATCTAATTGATAGAGAACCATGGCAAGACGTGTCACGTCATCTGACGCATGTATTTGGCGAAGTTCCCTAAATGATGGCATGCCACCACATGGTATGTCGGCGTGTTCCCTCGACGATATATGCCCTCGCTTAAATTCCATATAATGGGGATTGTGTATTCTCCCCGTTTCAACTTGACCAGACACCCAGTCAAACGCGGTGTGACAGTCTGGACACCACATCTGACGACACCCACTTAATTTCTGTATCATAGTACCACATTTCGGACACGGCTTCGTGTCTTTCTTAAGAAGTTCCATCGTCTTTACCGCATCCGGATCACATTTGTGACCAATGTTAATCCTGTCATTACAGTGTTCACAAAAGTGTCCATTACATAGACCACAGAACCAATCTTCATTCATGAAACCTTTACACTCTTCGGTTGGACATTTGCGAACAAATTTTTTGGGTTCTTCACCTATAACGAGTTCTCCCCCATGACGCAGGCGTTCTAGTTCCCTGTAACTCTCTTCCATATCTTCTCGAAGATCTAAGATTTCTTGTGGAATTTGTGTATTAGTTGTGATTGGAACATATATTCCATGTTTTTGATGAATTTCTATGAGACGTCTGCGTTGTTCATTGATTATCTTATGCATTTTCCTCATAGCCATAACTCTTTCAACTTCCGGTTGTGTTTCCGGCATGAGAGTTTTTTCACGTTCAAATAGGATCATTTCCCTATGACGCCGGAGTTCAGTGTTACGAAAGTACTTTGTACAAAATGTATCTACGAACTCACGATTCCATATATTTTTACATCCCATGCAATGTGGGTCGTCTGATATAGATAGGAGATACCTCTGGGAACATGCGCGACAGCTCTGTAAATCACAGAAGGGGCATTCAACCTTTTTGTGATTTATTTTGTTGAACTTTTCACAACATACATCACAATTTTCCATTAAAAGAAAATCGTTTTAAGTCTTTAACCAAAAAAAATATTAATTTATATAAAATGGCTACCGCCGCCGGTGGTATTATATTATTATGCTTATGTTCATCCTCGTCAGCTGGGGCGGCTTTCCTAATGAAGGGTGGTGAGAAAAAACCAGTGGCGGGTACCGTCTGTACTCCAGAGGGAACTCCGGACTCAAATGCAACTTACAAGTATGATAGTGGTGGTAAGTGTGTCATGACTTGTAATAAACAATACAATAATAAAAATGGTGTGTGTACCGCACCACCCCCAGTTGTGGTTGATGTGCCACACGAGTTCAGAACGTCTTCTAGGTCGTGGGGTCCTAATCGACAACATAGAAAATCACACAACAGAGGTACACTCGATTCACCTCAAGCCTGGTCTGCCCATGTTAATAATTATGGTGAGTGGTATCAAATGGATAACGGTAAGATCGCCGATATTGCTGGTGTGGCCATCAAGGGGCGGATGAACAGCGACCAATGGGTGAAGACTTTCAAAGTCAAATACCACGACGCCGGTACCTGGAAAGATGTCGATGGAGGTGCCTCGTTTACAGGTAACACCGACCGTGATACACAGGTCAAAGTGAAGTTTGCCACTCCAGTCAAGACAAGATACATTCGCATCTACCCACAAACTTTTAATAATCATATGTCCTTGCGAGCGGGTCTCATTACAAACTCAACTCTCAAAAAATCGGAACTCAAACTCCTCAATATTCCCGGGGGGAAGCGCGCGGCGTCTTCTTGGTGGAACAACAACAACGACCCCAATTGGCACCCAAATAGGGGTACTTTGAACAGTTCAACTGGCTGGCACCCCAAGAATGGCGCCTCTGCGAATAGTGGAGAGTGGCATGAAATGCAGTTGGACAGCCCAACCAATGTAGCGGGCGTCGCCATCCAGGGACGGGGTGATGGAGGTGTCCAGTGGATCACCGAATTTACCGCAAAGTACAAGGACTCCACGGGTCAATGGAAGGATGTCGACGGTGGGTCTAAATTCTTTGGTACATGTAACGAAGATGACATTGTATGGGTTCCATTCAAAACCCCGGTAAGTGCCGCGGCGGTGCGCATTTATCCAAAGGGATGGTATGCTTGGATGTGTGGTCGCTTTGACCTTCTAGGTTCCACGTCATCGACCGAATCATACGAAATACAAGGCTACACAACATTCGAATAATTTATTTTATAAAAATATAAATCAAATAAATTACAAAGTTGATATGTATTCAATTTGTAATTTATTTTGTTGAACACGAAAAATAATACTTACTTTGACAATATTAAACCCATGACACCCACGAGTATGTAACCGAATTTACCTTTCTTTTCTGGTTCTGGTTCTGGTTCTGGTTCTGGTTCTGGTGTGGGATCTCGTGCGGCTAGAGGCTCTATCCGCATTCCTACTAGATATGCATACAAAGATGACATTTATATCTACATATATTTTTCTTTGACCCAATCACGATCCTTCTTGAAAATCTTGGACAACTTGGGATCTGTACGCTTGAAGAGAATCATCAACACATTGAGACGACGGAAAAGACCGAGGGGTGGTTCACCCGCTCTGATGACCTTCGCAAGAGCGCGGTGTCTCGCGAGTGGGGATTTATCACGCACATCACTGTAACCGTGAACACTGAGAATACCCGAGTTACTGAGTGGAATAATAACTTTGGCTTTCATTTAATATTAGGTAAGATTTTTATCGTCTTCTCCTTTGTTGCTGTTGTCTAGATACTTGCGCGCGGGTGCGGTTCTTCGCCTTCATCTTTTTAGTGCGTGGTGCGATGCGACCTTGTTGTGGCACCGGACCACTTGTTGGGCGCACTTTCTTTGATGCGTCCCTCCGTTGTGCATTGGAGATAACTCTCGCGGGATCTTCACCCCTCTCCAATCTCTGCATAAACTCTTTTCTGTTAGAACGTTCAAGACCACTCATACCTTGAAGCATTCTAGCTGTATTTCCTCTCAATTTAGCCTGCTTTTGTTTTTCGTATTCACGCGTTTTCTGTTCCCTGTCTTTACGTTGCTGCGCTTGTTGTTGCTCTCTCTGCTTACGCTCAGCTTCAAGACGCTGCTTAGCTGAGCGATTGCGTTGCAACTTATCGGCGTTTGTTAAAACCTTGCGAGCATTCTCGCCACCCGCAACTCTATTCATGAAACGCTTCCTATTGTCACGCCCCAACTTATTCATGGATTGAAGCTTTGCGGCAGTCTCCTTCGTCGCACGATCCTTAGTATCGCGCTTTGTCTTGGCAATGCGATCCAATTCTTGAGTCTTTTGAGTCAAATCGTCGCGATAAGCCATAAAGTTCTTGAGGTACCGCGATTGTTCTCGTGGTGGAAGATCCTTGACTTCCGATTCGGTTCTAGCCTTGAGCTTCAACTTGCTCTCCAAAAGTCGTTCAATCTTTTGAAGTGATGCGTCATTTTCAGCTTCGCGGATAGCCGCTTCCCACTTTTGTCTAGCTTGAGACATATTATTACCGGCGGGTACGACACGCCTGACTTTATTGATGAGGGGTTGTCTCTTAGTAGATATCATCTTACGCGCGTCATTAAATATTGTTTTGTTCTTTGAATCATTCCATCGCTTCATGAGAGTTTTAAGATTGGAACCAGAAACACCAATCTTCTTGAGTTTGAATTCAACACCCCCGCGAATTTGTCTGGCATTAGCCTTTCTATTTGCGTTTAATTTGGTAGCATCTGCAATGACCTTTTGAGGACCGTTGGTAGCCAAACGGTTCATAAGCTTCTTTCGGTTTTCCCTCTCAAGGCTGGTGAGACCTTGAAGCTTGGTGGCTACTTCCTTAGTTTGCGTGTTTCTAACCTTTCGCTCTTCTTCGGCTTTTCGTTTAGCTTCTTCTTCAGCCTTTCGCTTGGCTTCTTCTTCGGCTTTTCGTTTAGCCACGACATTTTTTCGCTCTCTGTTGAGAGCTTGAGCGTTCGCAAGAACTTTTTGAGGACCGTTGGTAGCCAAACGGTTCATAAACCTCTTTCGGTTCTCCCTCTCAAGGCTAGTGAGACCTTGAAGCTTGGTGGCGACATCTCTAGTTTGCGCGTCTCTAACCTTTCGCTCTTCTTCAGCCTTGCGTTTGGTCTCCTCTTCAGCCTTTCGCTTGGCTTCTTCTTCGGCTTTTCGTTTAGCCACGACATTTTTTCGCTCTCGGTTGAGAGCTTGAGCGTTCGCAAGAACTTTTTGAGGACCGTTGGTAGCCAAACGGTTCATAAACCTCTTTCGGTTCTCCCTCTCAAGGCTGGTGAGACCTTGAAGCTTGGTGGCTACTTCCTTAGTTTGCATGTTTCTAACCTTTCGCTCTTCTTCAGCCTTGCGTTTAGCCTCCTCTTCATTTTTGGCTTTTACACGCTTTGTTACGGCGTTTCTTTCTCTCGCCTGTTTGAGAACCAAGTCAAGAGTACTTGGTCTCGCTCGCAAACTATTTACATATCTGACACGATTTTCATTTGTAAGATTCGTAAGTTTTTGAAGTTCGGAAGAAAGTGTCTGAACATTTTGTTCAAGTTTCTTTTTAGCTTCTTCTTCCTTTCTCTTGTTAAGAGCTGCTTGTTCATTTTGAAATCTCACTTCTTCACGGCGAATAATTTCAATGTTTGCATTTACAAGCTTTTTAATTGAAGCTAAGTTTGAACGAGGTGCTTTGACTTTTTTGATGTAATCTTGTTTTTTGATTTGTGGTATCTTTGTATTACGAATGTAAGTATAAAACGCAGTTTTCTCAGATTTCTGCCTTTTGTCTTCTTCCCTTGACTGTGTAATTAAATTGGTAATCGTCGCCCGATTCTCAGCAAATTGTTGTTTATAATATTCAACGCGGTTATTTGTAATATTTCTAAGACCACCCAAATGTTTTTCGAGGCGTTTTTCATCTCTGAGTTTAGCTTCCACAAGATTGCGAGCTTCTTCTTCTTTGCGGAGACGCTCCTGTTCAACTTTTTTATTCTTCGCGGCTTTATTCAAAGCTCGTGCTTCATTTTTGATTTGATTCACATTATTTGTATTGCTTACAACCTTGCCAATTAATTCAGCCTTCTTTTCGTTGGACACGTTATTCAAAGTGTTCATAAATACACGAAGTTCAGTCTTTTTGGCTGCGATTGTATTTTTCTTTTGTTCTGCAATCTTATTGAGTTCCCGGATTTCTCTCTTAATTGTGTTCAGGTTCGTATTAATATTAATACGATTGATGAAAGAGTTTTTATTCGCTTGGGAGATTTGCGAATTTTTCATAAAAGCGCGGAGATCATCCTTCTTTTTATTAAGAGACTTTGCGTTTATTTCTGTACGCATTTTATCAGCATTCGCTTTGAGACTATTTAATGTACCACGACCGGTATCAAACTTATTCATAAATGGAGTTGTATTAATACCCAAACCATTTACATATTTGTAAAGTTCCCGGCGTTGCTCACCCTTATTTCTGGTAGCTGCATTAATTTGTGAAGCTCGATTCTTTAGTGTATTAAGATTTGCAGTTTCGCTGTCATATTCCTTAAGAATTTTCTTCTTGCCAACATTGTTAAGATTTGTGAGAGTGTTCATGTACTCAACCAACGATGTACGATTTTCAGCTCTCTTCTTGGTAATCAGAGATTGAAGAAGTGTCGCAGCTTCCTTGCGTGCGTTCTTCAAAGGAATGTTTGTACCATTAAACTTATTGAGTATCACTTGACCGTTTTCTTGCGAAAGACCAATTTCATTGAAATACGACGTAAGCTCGATTCTATTTGCGAGGCGTTTTTCATTTTGTCTCCGATTCAATAGTTCTTCTGCATTGGTCTTGAGAGACAACAACGTTCCCTGCTCCGCGTTAAATTTAGCCAATATAGTTTTCGCATTTGTTTGACTGAGTTTGAGAGTTTTTACTATGTATTTCTCGAGTTCAGACCTATTTGCTGCGAGTTTCTTACTATCTCGCTTCTTCTTCATCTGATTTGCCTGTCCTTTCATGGTGGCCAAATTTGTCGTAGTCTTATCAAACTGTTTCATGATGAGATTTCTATCTTCAACACTCAAGTTTATGTTGTTGATGTATTGATAAAGATCAGCCCGTTGAGCAGACTTCTTTTTGGCATTACTTTTAGTCTTGAGTTCGGTCACTTCTTTCAACATAGAATTTAAGGTGACATTTTGTGTGTTGAACTTGTTCAAGATATAGTTTCTATTTTCTTCATCCAATATTCTTGTAGCGTTTGTAAGTTTTGTAAGTTCGGCCGTCTTCTTATTGTTCATTCTTTGCTTCTGTATTGTATTCGCCTTGTTACGAATATTTTGAACCGACAGACCTGGTGCTGTGAGTAATGCTTGTTTATTAGACTTGGAAAGCATGTTCAAAGTGTTGAGATATTGCGAAAGTTCTTTACGAATTTGAGCCAATTCCTTTGCGTTACTCGCTTTCTTGAGTTGGTTAGCTTTTTGTTTGAGTCTATTGAAATTCTGTGGTCTCTTGTTGAAATTTGTCATGATGAGATTTCTGTCTTTGTTTTCAAGACCAATTTCTGACACATAAAAGAAAAGTTCATCTCGTTTAGTTGACCGACGCTCGTTCACGAGGTTGGTGGCTTCCTTTTTAAGATTATTCAAAGTTGAAGTACCGTTACCAAATTTCTCAATCAAGTCATTTTTATCTTTTTGATTAAGATTGAGAGTTTTCAAAAAAATTGTAAAGTTTTGTTGATTCCTCAAAGTTTTTTGTTGTTCATATTGTTTCTTAAAAAGTTCTATATCATTTTTGACTCTATTTACATTCTTCTTACCATTGTCGTATGGCTTGATGATATATTTTTTCGCCTTTTTATCGAACCCATAATTATTCATTATTTGGATGAGTTCTTTTCGACCAGCTTCCTTTCTTTCAGTCGAACGCTTGATAGCTAAATTTGTAGCAGATTTCTTCAATGTGTTCCAAGTGGTAAACTCACTATTTAACTTTGACGCTATATTAGATTTATTGTTTGCCGTTAAATTTTCAAGTGTATCGAGATAATTCAAAAAATTGCTCTCAAGTTCAGCGCTTCTTTCCTCAAGTCTCGACTCCTTAATTTTTTTGGCTTTGGCCATGAGTGTATTCATGTTAGCGTTTGTTTCATCAAAGTTTTTCATGATGGAGTTTACATCCGAATTGTCAATGTTGATTGATTTGAGATATTGAAGAAGTTTTGCGCGCGCGTCTCGACGCTGTGCTTGAGTTTTTTGGTTTATATAATTCGAAGCTTGCTTCTTAATGCTGTTGACATTGTCAATATTTCGATTAAATACAGCAATAAATTTACTCTGTTCTGTAGAGTTGAGACCCAATCTTGTTAAATGGTTTACAAGTTCTGCTCTGGCGACCCGTTTCGTTTTCATTTTCTTTTGTTGAGCATACGTCATCGCTTTCTTTTTTAATGTCAAAACATTCACACCATTTTTATTAAAAAGTTTGAAAAACTCGGTTTGTTCATCGTTTGTGAGATCGAGACGGTTGAATATGACTGACAACGCCGCGCGATTTTTATTCCGCTTTTCATCAATTCTTTTTTGAAGGAGATCATTTGCGAATTTACGGGCGTCACTGATAGGAAGGTTTTGTCTGAACACATTTCTTTTATTATTGGCGTTGAGACCTATTTTACTCATATATTGGTTCAACTGCTTCTTTTCATTTTGATTTTGTATGACTTTCATTTTTTGTACAAGACGGTCAGCTTCACCCTTGAGTGAGTTGAGACTTTCTCGATTCAACTTCTTGATGAGTGTATTTATCGAGGCATTATTCAAACCAATATTTGTAGCATACGCTTTCAGGTTTGATGCATTTGTCGCGCGTTGTTCTTGAATGCGTTGTTTTAATAAAACATTAACTTCCTGTTTGAGACCATTCAATGAAATGCTATTATTAGCATTAAATTTACTCAAAATTGAATTGCGATTTTGATTTGTTACCTTTCGCGAAATCATATATTCTTCGAGTTCATCACGATCTTTTGATCGTTGATTAACAATCACCTTTTCGATCATAGTGTTGACTTCTTTTCGTAAAGTATTAAGATTCAAGTTTGTGTCATCTAATTTTCGGATGAATGCGTTTTTGTCACGGTTAGAAAGAGATGTAGATCCTACATAGTTTGCAAACTTTTTCTTCCTATTGGCAAGTTTTGTATTTTTCGCACTTTGAATCATTCGTGTAATTTCAACCCGAAGAGCGTCGAGATTTGTCTCTCCCGCTTCGAACCGTTTCATGATACCAATCTTAGCGTTATTATTGAGATTTGTGGAAGATTCTAGAATTTCCTTGAGTGTATCTTTATTCGCGGATTTCTTTTCAACAATCTTTTTATTTCTCAACTCAGTTGCCTTTCTCTTAAGAGCGTTCATCGTGAGAGTATTACTGTTGTACTTACTCATCATGTTCGCGCGATCGGTGTTATTGAGACTTAATTGGTTCAAGAAACTCTCAAAGTTGGTTCGTTGAGAAGCCTTACTATTTGAAGCGCGTTTCTTGGCTAATGTAAGTGCTTTATTCCTGTTCAATTTACCATTAAGTGTGAGTTCCTCTTTGTCTTTATTTGTGAGATCGGTGAGTGTGTTCAGGTAAGCACGATACTCCCGCTTAGCCTTGTTTACACTTTTGGTATTTTTCCGTTGTTTCACCCTCTTAGCTTCGTCAATCAATTTATTGACGTTGGTGTTACCATTTTTAAATTTCTTCATGATAGCGTTTTGATTTGTTTGGTTGAGGCCAAGTTCAACCAGTCGTGCTTCGAGAGTCTTTCTAGAATTGTTTAACTTCTCACCTTGTTTTTTTCTTTGAATTTCAAGTGCCTCCTTTTTCAGTGTATTAATGTTAGTATTAGTGTCACGAAATTTTCGTAGGATGCCATTTTTATTCGTTTGTGGTATGTTCAGGGGGGTTAAGAATGAGAGAAGATTTTGTTGAATAGCATTCTTCTTCTCATCTTTCCTCTTAGCTATGAGTTCAGAAGCAATTTTTTTCATTGAATTGGCATTCGCAGTTTCCGTGACCTGACTGACGAGGGCGTTTTTATCCGCGTTACTCAATGAGAAGGTTTGGAGAATTTCACGAAACTGTCTTTGTTTATTCTGAATTAAAAGACCACTTTTCGTTTCTTGAAGCTTTCTAGCTTCAGATATAAGAGCTTCAATGTTAACACCATCTTGCTTAGCTCGATTAATGAACTGTTGTTTATCGGTATTATCTAACGTGAGTGTTTTGAGAAACATAGTCATTTTTTCTTCGTTACTACGAACGATATTACGCTTTTGATCACTTTTAAGCTGAGCTTCAACTTTGAGGGATTCGAAACTGTCGGTAGCCATGCGTCGGACAAATGTATTTCTATTCACATTAGTAAGTTCAAGCTTTTCAAAGAATTCAACCAAATCATTTTCTTCTTTCTTAGCTTGTTCGGCACGTGACACAATGTCTTTTCTTTTTGAAATACCTTTATCTAGTTCTTGTAAGAATTTACTTTCACGTTTAAGACTGAGTTGCTTGATTCTGGCGACCGCGAGATCGAGAGAATAGTCTTCATTAGTTGGGGTTGGTTGAATGATTTCACCGGGTGCTGGTATTTGAGGTCCTTGTACGAGACCCTTATTTAAGTAGTAACCCAATCCCTGTTCTCCTTTTCTAAAAACATAGCCTTCTTTAGATTCTTTGAATTTATTGGTGGCAATAAAGTTTTTATTTTTCTTTTTTCCAAATAATCTGGAAAAGAAACCCGGTTTCTTATTGCTCACTGGTTCCTTTACGGCGCTCTTCACACCACCCAAAAACTTTGGTTGTCCACCCTTGGCAAAGAGACTACCAGATGGGAAGGTGACCTTTGAATTTCTTTCTTTGGGGCGGTTCACACGATTCACACGATTCACATTGGTGTTCACACGGTTCACATTGGTGTTCACACGGTTCACATTGGTGTTCACACGGTTCACGTTGTTCACGCGGTTCACGTTGGTGTTCACACGATTCACGTTGGTGTTCACACGATTCACATTGGTGTTCACACGATTCACGTTGGTGTTCACACGATTCACATTGGTGTTCACACGGTTCGCGTTGGTGTTCACACGGTTCACGTTGGTGTTCACGCGGTTCACGTTGTTCACACTACCATTGTTAACGTTCACTGCTGTGTTTACATTTTGATTCACTGCTGTGTTTTTGTTAACAGAAACCCGTGTCTTTCTCGCAATCTTAACGGGTTCATGAATTTTCATGTATCGTAGACGCTTACCAATCGCGTTGGTAATCTGACTCTTTGTCATCTGTTCAACATTCTTAAGACCAACCTTAGCTGCGACTCGTTTAAGAACCGAACGTTTTGTGGTCGAATCAAAAAGAAATTCATAATCTTGGGGTTTAAGAGGTGAGTTCTTATCGACAAGATATGTTCTCGTTGAGTTAATGACTAGAGGTGGTAAAGGCAATTTACCATCTTGTATTTCGGTATACGCCTGACACATTTCATTTTTTGTTAGTTTAATTTCTATCCCAGTGTTGAGTCTGATCAACCTTCTGAGGTTATCTATGTCCGCGTCAGGATCACACGCGATCATTATATTTATATTAAACTAACAAAAAAGTGTACGAGTTTATTTAATAGTTGAGTAACCTATATTATACAGTCTAATTTTATCTTCATATGACATGTTAAAATCAAAAACATTTGTATCACCTACATTTAATTCGATTACATTTACTTTATCTGAATATGATGTTCTATTATCAAGTGTTGAACGAATCAACGACTCTATAAATTGACGTGGATTGTTTATTTCTTCCTGATATACACGATCCATCTTGAGCCTTATACACGTTACCTCATGTGGTTTCTTATCTAAAAAAGGTGCCATAGGATACTGTTCTTGTGTACCCCCGTCAACGTAGGTCTTTCCTTCATACTTACCACACGAAAATATAAGTGGTATAGATATACTCATACATACGGCATCTATCACTTTCATCTTGGGGTGACTATCCTTGGAAAAATACTCCGTCGTTGAACTATTCAAGCAGTACGCTGATATATATATTTTCATTTCCAATTCCTCAAAGGTGGGATCACAACCACAAATCTCTACCAATTTTTCACGAATAGGTCCTAGATCTACAAAACCAAATTTGTTAAAGAATGAACCTATACGTAATTTAACAAATTCGGGGATATTTAAGGATAAAGATATTTTATAAACTTCATCGACCGACATCCCCAATGCTAAAAGTAAAGCCAAGATAGACCCCGCGGATGAACCGGATATTTCTTCTACATCGGTCAACTTTGTTTCAACCGCCTTTAAAGCGCCTATCATGGAATACATACCCATTGAAGCTGGACCCAAAACCAGATACTTCATCTTCCTATTTAATAGTATTGAGGAAATTGACGACGCAAAAGCGCGAAAACGACCGCGAAAACAATCGCGTGAGTCAACGCCGCACTCACACTTGTTTGTCCGGATTGAAGAAGACCGCCAGAACCTGGGGGAATAGTCAAGAGGAGACCTGGGCTGAGCGCCAAGAAGAGAGTGGTTGTGACGATCAAGTCGGTCTTCGTCAAGACAAGACCCATCGCCTTCGCGATGAGACTGTAGACGAGGAAGAACACGAGCGCGTGGAACATAACAGCCATTTGAGAAGTCTTTCCGTTTGTGAATTTGAGAGAACGCCCATCGGTGGTCAAGAGGACGCCTGGGCTGAGCGCCAAAAAAAGAGCGGCTGGAACGGCAACTTTTTGGGATGTGATATCTGGGAGCATGGTTAATATATAGTTATATTATTTTGCTTAGTATGCTCTGCTGCAAACTTGACCCAATGATCAAATGTAGCACCGGGCATGAATTCATCGTAGAGACCCGTATCTTCCAAGTATTCTTGAATATGTCTCCAGATATATGACAAATTTGACTCATATGGAATCCAAACAAAGTCACAATCATCGTGATGTTCATTGTAACAAAACTCAGCGAAATCGGAAAATGTACATTCCGTCATGAGTGTATGTTCAAGGAATGCGTCGCGAATAAGTTGTTCAACGCGTCTCCACAATTCCCATAGTTCATCTGAGTATTTGATTTGCCAATCTTCAACACTGAGATGAATGTCATCTTCAAATTCTTCTTCATCACTTGGGAGAACATCATATCCCGCCGTAGCTTCGTAAACGTATTGACTCCAAACCATGGTTTTTACTTATCTTCATTAGAGGGCTTTTCTTTTATCCCAGTTAACGAGATAGAAGTTGACTCCTTTACTTTAAGATTGTCCTGGATAGCATTAAGCGCCCCCTCAACCTTAACTTCATCACCACCAAAGAATTTGAGAAGTCCATCCTTTATAGCATCCTTATTCATACTGCCTTTACGCACTGATTTGCGTATACTAATTTTACCCTTTCTGAGGTTAATGGTATCAATACCCTGATCTATCATATGTCTCTTCACAGATTCTTTGAGACGTTTCTCTTCTTGATTAAGGATTTTGATATCAGATTTCGCTTCAGAAAGTTGCTTACTGAGTTCAACAAGCTTCGAAACACTTTCGGAGAGTTCGGTAGGTACTGACATTATTTACATAAAGCTAAGGTCTAATCTTTAAGTGAAATTAGCACAAATCACGCTGCATCTCGTCTGGAACTATGGTAGAGTTGTTCCACACGTAGCCATCCTTTGGATTGGGTGGATCCGAGCGGATTTGTTGGTTCGCATTTCTCAACGCACCACCAACCGTTTCAGGGAAGCCAATTTGCTTGCGTGGTTCAAGGAAGTTTTGACCCTTGAGGATATCCTCTGGGGCAAACTGACCGAAGTCCTCCTGGGAAGCAACTTCGCGTGGGAGAAGAGACGACGCGAGACCGGTACCCGCACGCATGCCGCAGCTGGCCTTCGCCGCTGGACCCGCCGCTGGACCCGCAGCCGCCGCTGGAGCAAAGTCAAATGCCGCATATTCAGTTTCGTCAATTGAGTAGTTAGATTTGCCGTTCATACTGAAGAGTACGAACACCAAAGCAGCGATGGCAAGCAACATCATGAGGTTCTGAGTGCGACCCTTCATTATCTTTTATATAAGATCAACAATTTTTTTATTCCCCATCTTCGTCATTAAATGCATATTCTTCTGGGTATACTTCGAGATTTGGTTCATCGAAAATTCTGACCTGAAAAATATTCCAAGCTGGACCAAAGGCCTTCTTCGCAAACCAGAGTCCCGCAAATTCGAGGATGATATTACAATTCTTACCCTGCTTGATCATTTCAATGTCGATGAGTTCTTGGTCACTGTTGAAAACTTTAGTGACCGCAATACAGTCGCCTGTGATTTGATCATTCACAATACTTGGTGTGTACGCAGCCCGAATGACATCGTCGGAAAGATTTTTACCGAACCACTCGGAACAATTTTCGCGCGCGGATTCGAGGTTGAGGTCATCAATAGCTTGAATCTTAGCCCTGTTGGAGTCGGTTTTCAAGTCGAACGAGATTTCACCTGATACTTCACTGACAGTCACTTTGTTCAGTTGAACAAAGCACTTACGCTTTTCATCTGTAAGAGTCTTTACAAAATACAAACCATCATCACCTTTGACTGGAGCGTTGTATAACATTATATGTATGTTTTACGTTTCAATTCTTTAAACCAACAAACGGAATCTGTGCAGCTTTCTTTATGATACCGACTGGTATCCATTTGTCACGAATCGGTTTGTATCCGTATAGTAGTTTTGACATGTTCAGATAGTCGGGAAGTTTCATCGACTGCGTTGGCCTGTAGTTATATTCATTTTTGATATAGTTCTTTGATGTGTTCTTGATCCATTCTTGGGTTTTTAAATCAAAACGCTGTGCGCCATATGTCTTTGCAAAACCTTGAATATTTACATTTGGAATTGAAGTTTTCACACCGTACACAATCTGTTTAGATAATCGATCGGCCTGTGGTTTTGTAGTGTATTCGGTGTATTTATAAGGATTGATTTTACTTGCGAGTGATATATTCACACGTGTTGGTCTTGAGATCTTTCTGGAGACACTCTTTATCTTGTCGTGTGTACGTTCGTATATTGTGTTTATGTCATCAGTTGGCCTGATATTTGCACTCTTTGTGATCAGTTTTGATAACTTATACATGCGCTGTCTATCCTTTTCCCGTTTTTCAGGTCTAAGACCCAATTTTTGCATCAAATAAACGTCGTCGAGTAAAAAGCGCTTTCCGGCAACATATATACGCTTATCATGTATCATGGTGTTGGTGTTTTTGTTTTTGTAAACAACCCCAGCCTTTTTTGACTCCACAACTTCATAGCCAAATTCATTTGGGCGCATAAATGGTATGTCGAGGATACCCCCGAGAACGGTCGGTGTGATTCTTCCATCTTTAATCGAAAAATACCGCAAGTTCAAGTCAAGTGCAAATAGTTCAACATCAATGAAAATATCACCGCGCGTTGGCTCACTGCCACGCTGTGACTTCTTCTTTTTGATCAGAAGGTATCTTCTTGTGACGTATGGTCCACGCTCGGCGAAACCCAATCCTATGAACTTTCCAATCTTATTCGAATTAGAGAGACGTTGCTTAACTTTCATACCAATGTTCTTTGAAATTTCACCGAGTTTATCCCACAAGAGAAGCTTTATGGCTTGAAGTCTGCCAAAATATTTTGAATCACGGGGAATTCGAGGTAAAAACTTTGTATCGATATCACTCGTCACTAATCTATCTTTACGCTCTAGGTGCATATTGAAAGCTTCACCACCAGATATCACAAGATCACCCATTAGTTTCAAATAGTCGGAGAGATCTCCAACACTTTTTAACACTATATCCCGAATTGTATCGGTGACGAGAGCGTACACAATCTTTTCAAAACTCTCATTCTTGTGAAGTCGGTGAACTCGCTTTCTGAAACCGGTCAAATTGTTATCTCGATAATACTTCTCGAGTACTGGATCGTTGAAGAATAAATTCTTCTTCAAAAATCTGTTGATCACAGCTTCTGAATAAATTTCAGTGTCCATTATTATATTGCTACATAATAATATGGTCTGTAACATTATCGATGAATGTAAATGTTATGCCTACAAAGGTGAAGGTAACCCAATGTCAAATCAATTCTGCGCCGCGAGAAGAGGTCCACAGTTGAAACCTTGTCCAGCAGATTGTTGCGCGGGGGGGTGTCCTGGTCAAGTAAAGGGGATTACACCGAGACAACCTTATCGTATTGTGGGACGCCCAGTCCAAAGAGATGAAAAAATAGAAGATAACTTCAACGTTATGTTTATAGCATTGGTTGCTGTCACGATCTTGTTTCTAATTTATATTACTTAAAGATTAAGACGCAGAACAAGGTATAAGATGTCTCTTGAAACTATCCAAGCTGAAATTGCCGCTCTCCGAGCTGACGTTAAGTCTCTCACCAAGCTCGTCCGTAAGGTCAAGAATACCCAAGAAGACCCAACCGGTGAAAAGGCGAAGGCTCGTGCGTCTAACAATGGGTTTAACCGTAAGCAAGAAGTAACGCCTAAGTTGCGTGAGTTCTTGGGTCTTCCCGAAGGTGAACTTGTCTCTCGCTCTGAGGTGACGAAGTTCATCAACAAGTACATTACTGAAAACGGTCTTAAGCATCCAGAAAACGGTCGCCAACTTGTCCTCGACGATAAGCTCAAGGATTTGTTGCAACCACCAGCTGACGTTGTTGTTACCTACTTGAACCTCCAAAAGTACCTCTCACCCCACTACGTGAAGAAGGCTTAAAAAAATAACACTCCCTAATAACATGAACTTCAATCAACAAGATATTGAAAAGCTTGTTGGTACAAAGATTAAGAATCTTTCTTTGTACCACAGAGCATTCACCCACAAATCCGCGCTCAAAGAATATGAACAATTCAATGAATCATTTGAAACCCTTGAGTTTATGGGTGATTCCGTGTTAGGTTTTATCATTACCAAGTTCCTCTTTGATAGATATGAAGAGAGACAAGAAGGATTTCTCACCAAAGCTCGTACAAAACTCGTTCGCTCGGAGACCCTAGCTGATATAGCTCTCAAAATGGGTCTCAATAATATGGTTCTCATGGATGAGAAGGGCATGAGAAACAACTGGAATAACAACCCAAAGATTCTAGAGGATGTCTTTGAAGCTCTCGTGGGTGCGATTTATATGGATCTTGGCTTACTCCACGCGAAGGAGTTTGTTCTTAGAATCTACAATGATCCCAATTTTATTGATCTCAATAAGATCATGATTGATGATAATTTTAAGGATCATTTGATGCGCTATTGCCAAATTATGAATCTTCCATTACCTGAATACCGTGTTGTGGGTCATCACGAAGGTGTTTTTTACATTGATGCCTACATAAATGGTCAATTTGGGGGTAGGGGGGAAGCCAAGAGTAAAAAGCAAGCCGAACAATTGGCAGCTCGAGCATTCTTTGAACAACTTAAAAACTATCCGCAACAATAAATTAACATGCATCCCAATGTCAAAGCCTTGATTGAGAGGGAATATGCTGCCCAGAAGTCTGAGGAATGGTTGGCTCTTCGTGGAAATATGTTGACCGCTTCAGATGCCGCGACGGCAATCGGGAAGAATAAATATGAAACCCCCGATGGTCTTCTCCTTAAGAAATGTGGTCTCGGTGAGAAGTTTACTGGGAATGAAGCCACGCGCCACGGTGAGAAATATGAAGATGAGGCTCGTATCCTTTATGAAGAGAGACACGGTGAAGTCGTTCACGAAATTGGTCTCTGCCCCCATCCAGATCACCCATGGCTGGGTGGGAGTCCCGATGGTGTCTCAGAATCCGGGAAACTTGTAGAAATTAAGTGTCCCATGTCCCGTAAAATTGAAGCGTGTGTCCCAGAACATTATATGCCTCAATTGCAGTTATGTATGGAGATTTTAGACTTAGAAGAAGCTGACTTTATTCAATATAAACCAGCAGAGACAAATTGGCCTCGCCCAGAGGAGTTTGTGGTTGTTAATGTAAAACGAGACCGTGAATGGTGGAATACATATCTTCCAGTCATGAAGGAATTCTGGGATAAAGTGATCTATTTTAGAGAACACTTGGATGAACTTCCACAACCTAAGCCAAAGAAGACTCGTAAGAAAAAGGAAATTGAACCACCTAAGTGTGAAGTTGTGGCTCTTTCTGACGAAGATCCTTACAATGAAGATTGAAGAACAATATAACCGCGCCAAAGATAACCTCAATGGACGCCTATTTGCCCCATATCAAAGGGAGGGAGTCCTTTGGATGCTCACCATGGAAAACCAGACATCTGGTCCTAAAGGTGGCTTTTTATGTGACGAAATGGGTCTAGGTAAGACTGTACAATTGGTTTCCACGATGCTCGGAAATCCCAAAAGGCGTACACTTGTCATCGTACCTAAATCTATTATCACTCAATGGGTAAACGAAATCAAAAAGTTTGCTCCACAACTTACAGTTGGTATTTTTGATGGACCAAAGAGATCTGTTACCAATATCATCAACCATGATATTGTGATTACCCCATATTCACTTCTCTCAACTCCCGAAGATACACCAATCCATGCACACATTTGGGATCGGGTTATACTTGATGAAGCTCACGAAATTCGGAACAAGTCATCAAGACTCTTTAAGAGTGTGTGTCGTCTCAAGACTGATATCAAATGGATCGTAACTGGTACCCCTGTGTTCAACTCTATGAACGACTTTGTATCTCTCTGTGCGTTCCTTGGTATTGAGAAGTCCCTCGTTCAAGGTATGACGAATAAAATCCAAGATATCTACATTCTTCGTCGTACCAAGGATGACTTGGCAAAAATCAACAGTAGATTGGAACTTCTCCCATGTCACTTTGAAAATGTTGAACTTGATATGTTCCCAGATGAGAGACAGCTCTATGAATTTGTTTTCAAAGATGCCCAAGATACGATTAAAGATGTGTTCAAACATGCCATCAGCCTCAATGCAAAGAATATGGTCATTTTAGAATGTCTTCTTCGTGCGAGACAGTGTATGATTTGGCCGCAAATGTATCTAGATGGGATTGCGAAACAGAATGGAACGCAACCTGAACAGTGGGTGGGGCGATCTAACAAGATGGAGACCCTTTTCAATATGATTAAGGCACACCCAAATGAAAAGACCCTCGTCTTCTGTCAGTTCCGAGGTGAGATGGACTACATCCAACAGAACATGGAATGCCCCACTTTCCGTATTGATGGTTCCGTTCCCAAGGATGAGAGAGACAATCAAGTCAATGCGTTTAAAAAAGCACCAGCGGGTGCAGTTTTTATCATCCAAATCAAGTCTGGTGGTCAAGGTCTCAACCTCCAAGAAGCGACTCGTGTCTATATCACAGGTCCTTCGTGGAACCCCGCGACAGAACTTCAAGCTGTGGGTCGCAGTCATCGCACAGGACAAACGAAACAGGTCTATGTCAAGAAACTCATATACAAAGAGACTGATACATTTGTGAGTGTTGAGGAAGAAATGATGGCACTTCAAGGTCACAAATCTATCGTGTGTTCAAAAGTCCTAAATGACGAAAGAATTGAAAATCAAATACCAGTCAAGAGAACTACAGAGAGGATTTCAATCTTGGACATCAAGAAAATTTTCAAAGCCTAATATATAAAAAGATGTCTATGAAACCAATTGGAAGTCGTGCCGAAGTTTTCCACGGAACAGCCGAAAAGACCTCGGGTGGTCTCCGCGCGAAGGATCTCATGTTGGATGCCAAGGATGGCCAGATCAAGTCAGTCGCCGCGCATCAAGCCGCTGTTGACCGTATGAAGAAGGAGGGTAAGAAGCACTTGACCAAGGTGTTCAAGCCAAAGAAGGGTAAGTTTGCGCTCCAGCCCAAGGAAGGCACCAAGGAGTACAAGAAGAAGATGAAGAAGATGGCGTAAAAATTTGTAGGCGTATTACAAGAATGACTCTTGCAAAGTGGGACGAGTCTGTACGATTGGCTAAGATCAAGTTAGGTTTGGACCCTAAGAGCTTTACCAAGATTCAAGGTAAACTTCTTAGAGAGGCTCAGATCATATATCACCTTCTACTTTTGAATAAAAACAAGAATACTTAAATTTGAAATTGAAATCCCTTGAGATTTTGTGGTTCATAAACAACCAACTGATTAAGTTTCCAAGTACAACCGAACTTTCTGTTCAAGAAATACACACTATTGAGTTCAACAATAGCATGTCCACTATTTCTTGCATAGAGACCATTTGAAACCTCCGTCTTGATTGGGTTTTTGTTTGCGTCATAGACAGCCGCTTTGATCATATTATTGTGATCGGTATCAACCTTCACACGAAATTTAGGTTCGCGATCGGGGCTTTCCTTTACATTTGAATTAAACATTGGTTGGATTTCATCAAGTGTCATCTTCTTCCCAAAGATCTTTTCACTTTGTTCAACGACAGCATCAATGATTTTACTTTCAATTTGTCTTAGGGATTCATAAAACTTTTTGATGTAACTCCCCTCTTCATCATGACCCTTGAGAGCCAAATCTACATTGTATTTAGTTGGTCCGACTTCAGGTGTAAACCCCGAAACACCGAAAGGCATGTAAAGCCTTGGAAATTGAATTCTCATCGGTGTACCTTCCTTTGTAGAAAGAACAATCTTTCTGTTATGAAAGTCGGCGATTTCTAAATTTTCAATAGCGTCGTTAATTTTGGACATTATGCTAATTGAACATGTAATCAAAGCTTTAAGCTGAACAGGCTACACACTCTGGCTCCAAACTGAATTGAATTGGTCTACTTTTTGCTTTACTACGAAGGTAATACATCCCCGTTTTGAGACCCTTCTTCCAACTGTACATGTGCATAGACGAGAGCTTGGACATCGTTGGACTTTCCATGAAGAGATTCATACTTTGACTTTGATCAATGAAGCGACCACGATCTGCGGCCATGTCAATGACATCCTTCATCTTGATTTCCCAAACTGTGCGGTACAACTTCTTAATTTCATCTGGAATATCCACAATATTTTGAATGGAACCACCCGCTTTCACCATGAGATCCTTCATATCCTTGGACCAGAGACCAATCTCTTTGAGGTCATCCACGAGATGCTTGTTGACAATCACAAACTCTCCCGCGAGGGTTCTTCTCAGATAGATGTTCGTCGTGTAGGGTTCAAAGCATTCATTATTACCCAAGATTTGGGCGGTGGAGGCTGTTGGCATTGGAGCCATGAGGAGACTGTTACGAAGACCCTTCTCCTTGATGCGTTCCTTGAGAGCGTCCCAGTCGTAGTGAAGCTTGGTCTCACCTTCCCACATATCAAATTGAAGCACCCCTTGTGAAGCTGGAGAACCCTCAAAGGTTTCATATGGACCGTCAACCTCTGCCAACTCTGAACTCGCCTCAAGAGCGGCGTGATACATGGTCTCAAATATGCGCGCATTGATTTCCTTCGCTTCGTCGGAATCAAATGCGTGGCGACAAAGAATGAATACATCCGCGAGACCTTGGACACCGAGACCAATTGGACGGTGTCTCATATTAGATTTACGAGCAGTCTCAACGGGGTAAAAATTTCTATCAATAACTCTGTTTAGGTTTTTGGTGACAGTTTTCGTAACTTCGTGGAGTTTTTCATAATCAAATGTCTTTGTCTCTGGATCCACATACTTGGGGAGAGCGATTGATGCGAGGTTACACACAGCCGTCTCATCTTTGTCTGTAAATTCCAAGATTTCTGTACAGAGATTGGAACTCTTGATCACACCCAAATTCTTTTGGTTACTCTTTTGGTTACAGGCATCTTTGTAAAGCATGTATGGTGTACCAGTCTCGGTTTGAGACTTGAGAATAGCTTTCCACACATCGGCAGCTGGCACCGTCGCAGTCGCCCGACCCTCTTCCTCATACTTTGTGTAGAGGGCTTCAAAATCTTCACCCACGGCATCGGAGAGACCGGGTGCCTTGTCTGGGCAGAAGAGGGACCATTGACCACTCTCCTCCACTCTCTTCATGAAGAGATCTGGAATCCAGAGAGCCGAGAAGAGATCGCGGCACCGCGCCTCCTCGTCACCTTGGTTAAGGCGAATTTCTAGGAAGTCTAGAATATCCGCATGCCATGGCTCGAGATAGACCGCGATAGATCCCTTGCGACGTCCAGCTTGATTTACATAGCGTGCTGTAGCGTTAAATACGCGAAGCATGGGAATAATACCATCTGATTGACCATTTGTACCTCTAATACGAGACTTGTTGGCTCTGACATCATGGATGTGCATCCCGATACCCCCAGCCCACTTTGAGATTTGCGCACACTCGGTGAGTGTTCCATATATACCATTTATTGAATCCTCCTTGTTTGCAATAAGGAAACAACTGGACATTTGGGGTCTCGGTGTACCAGCGTTGAAGAGGGTTGGGGTTGCGTGGATGAACATACCGCGGGACATCTTATCATAGGTGTCAAGAACAGAGGGAATATCCTCACCGTGAATACCAATAGATACCCTCATAAACATATATTGCGGAGTTTCCATCAAGACACCTTCAAGTCTTTGTAAATATGATTTTTCTAAAGTTTTCAGACCAAAATAACCAAAGTCGTAGTCTCTCTTCGTGTCAATGTCATCTTTGACACGACCGGCGATCTGGGCAACTTCATCCGTGATGATGCCAGCTTTTGCGAGCTTTTTCATAGCCATATAGAAGTTGTTTGGACACACCTTTTGAATATTACTTGCGGTTATACGAGTTGCGAGAACTTCATAGTCTGGATCGGTTGTGATCATCCCGATACATATTTCAGCAGAAAGTGTATCAATTTCATGTGTGGTGATACCGTCGTACATAGATGAAAACACCTGCTGGGCAACTTTAGACGAATCACAATTTTCAGAGAGTCCATATGTTAGTTTTTTGATCCTATTGGTGACATTGTCAAATTTCATGTCTTCAATACGACCGGAACGCTTTGTGACTCTCATGACTGTTTACTAATTAAACAACTTGTTTTATTTTTAACTTACTTGCTACACTTTTCCAAATCACCACTTCTCACTGGGACAGTGCCGACAACTTCCATCTTTCGGTCGGGCTGGAGAAGATAGGTGTTGACATTAAATGCCCCGAGTTCACCAGGCTTACTGATTGGGGCGTAAGATCCGACAAAGCAGGTTGGTGCCTTGCACGGTAACTTTTCCAGGTTGGAAGGCTTGTTCGCAAAGACTTTGTCAAAGTCAGCAATGTTTAACATTTAGTATTTACACACAGTTTTTTTTCGGAGGATATATTAAATGTGTGATAATCTTCACCTCGAATCTTTGAAGCAGTGTGAGACTCCACTCAACACCCTGTTCTTTTCTGAGTTCAACCAAAATCTTCTCCAGCGTGGAATTCGTCAAGCCTTCAAGAACAAAACCGGTATTGCAATCGATAACCAAAATCCAGATGATCTTTATGGTATTATGAGAGTTGTCTTCATAAATAACGCTGGTGATCACCACGCAAATATAAATGATCAGGTGCGAAGTATGAATGCGCGTGTCATTGAGAGTGCCTTGACACAGATAAAAACAGGTGTTTCCCAATACATGGCATACATTAAGGAAATTGACACTATCAGCGCCCCCCTGGATCTTCCCAAAAACACGAGTACTTATGGTAATAAGATCGAGAAGAATAACAAGATTGGTATCAATTAAAGTTTTGAATCGTTAACAAAATAAGATGAGTTTAAACTACTACAAAACTGAAACTGAAAAAGTGTGCAAGTCAAAAGGATGGGATCGTGCTGCAGTTGACACAGTGTGGCTTTTACTTACAGAAGAATTTGGAGAACTCGCGTCAGCTATTCGTCAATACAAGAGAACCTTCAAGAAAACGGGATTAAAAAAGGAGAGGGGTACGGATGTTATGATGGAAATGGGTGATGTTTTTAGTTATTTGTTTCAATTGGCACATATGTTAGATGTAGATCTTGATAAGATGTGGGAAGAACATAAATGCAAAATGAAGACTAAAAAATATAATCTTCGATAATATTAATTATGAGTAAATTTATGCTCAAAGATGAAGATGCAATTGATGACATCAACCCATTTGTCTCGCGCGAATTCTCCCTTCCAGGGGGTGTGGGGCAGACGGGTGATTTTGCCGACTTCTCTGCGACGCGTGATGAACCCGGTATACCAGAACCAACACGGAGTGTGTTTTGTGACTATTCTTTATGTAAGGAGGGCGCAGATGAATGTCCTTTATCTAGACCACTTCATCCACGAAGAAATATAGATACCGGTTTTGTTAATAAGGATAGTACGAACAAATATGTACGTATTGGTGTCGCAAACAAGCCGGTGTTTTCACTCACTGGATGGATAATAATTCTTATTGTATTTTTTACAATTCTATATTATGCACGACGCTAAAGAAGTACTCGAGACGAGATTCATCTTGCGTTCTTTGAACAAGATCCAATAGGGTATCTTCACAAAACTTTTTAATAAACTCCCTCTGCCAAGCACTCTTAATGTTAATCCAAGGTGGCTGGAATGTGGGATCTAGAATTTTGCTCGCGTGCGCTACCCGAATATATGTATGAATGTTTTGTCTATCCGCGATAATGTTCTCGACGGCAAGTTCCGCCATCTTTTGGTGAACTTCGAGGGTCTTTTCGCACATGGTGTCCAGGAACTTTTCATATGGAATTGATTGTGTTTTAGATGTAAGAACAACCCAATCGGCGAGGGGTTTTGTATTTATGTAATCAGTGTAGGTCATGTAACCTTTACCTCTCACAAACCTTTCGTGAACAATTTCAACATAATCAAGTTCAGACTCAACATCATAGACAGCCTTAGCTGACTTAATGAAAGACGTCATTTTTGATAGAAGCAATTTAAATCTCTAAGTAAAGTATAGAACAATGTCTCGAGTTGCTATTATAGGTGGTGTTTTATTAATTTGTTGTTCAAGTTCGTCGGCGACGATGATGATGATGACGGGTGGTGGCAAGACTCCAGAGCCAGCTCCAGAGCCAGCTCCAAAGCCAGCCACAAAGCCAGCTCCAGAGCCAGCTCCAAAGTCAGCCACAAAGCCAGCTCCCAAACCAGCTCCAAAGCCAGCTCCAAAGCCAGCTCCAAAGCCAGCTCCAAAGCCAGCTCCAAAGCCAGCTCGAGTGCCGGTGTATACTTTGCGAAACGCAAGTACACCCGCCAATGATTGGGGACGGGGCAATATGATATACTTGGATAGACATTCACTCGATTGTGGTGATGACGGTATAAATCAATTCAAACTTGGTCGCCCACGCGGTAATCAAATTCAATATAGTTATAAATGTCTTGAAGGTATAAATAGTCCAGCTAATATAACAAAGAATACAGGCTCTAATGATTGGGGAGGGGGTAATACGATATACTTGGATAGACACAATGTGAACTGTGGTGAAAATCCTGTTACGAAATTTAGACTTGTTAGACCAAGAGGCAACCAGATCCGTTATGATTATACTTGTAATTCTAAAAAGGCAAGTGGAGCGTGTCGTAATACGAACAGTGGGTGGAATCAGGAAAGTAGCTGGAATATTTATCTCGATAGACACAATGTCAAGTGTAACCCGGGTGAAGTCATTACACAATTCAAGTTATCACGTGATGGTAGGGGTAAGTTTAGATATGATTACAAATGTTGTAAAATGTAAGCCTAAGTGACAAACCTTTATCTGTAAATCAGATAAATACTATAAACCTCCTACGTGAATGTATTCGGCAATAGCCAATAACAGTTTTTCCTACATTCTCACAGTTGATGAGTTTAGAAATGAGCTTCCAGAAGAAACGAGACCTTCTTGGATAAAGATTACAACGATTACAATGGTTTCAAGCTTTATCCAGAATATTGACATTAAAAAACTTCGCCATATTTTTGAGAATCTGGAAACATTCAAATTGAAACGTACAAACACCAAAGGTGATGGTGGTTTTGTGTGGAAATTAAAGCCCACAACTTTTTACAATCAAGTTACACTTACTTATCATGACAGTTACAGCACCAAATCTGTCAAAGTTTTCCCAAATGGCTCTATCCAAGTTGCAGGTTGTTGCGATCTTTTCGATTGTAAGCGAATCATTACACAACTGACTTATATTTTCAAGACTTTCTTGGGACTCGAAACTGAAATGCCGATAGATTCTTTTCGGGTGGTTATGATTAACTCAAATTTCAGTCTGAACTACAACATCAATCTCATGCGAGTGGCCCAGCACTTTGAGAATCACCCAGATGTCTTCAAAGTTTCGTTTGAACCGGATAGATACAGCGCAGTAAAGATTAAATTTCAACCAGCTCAAGATATGAAAGAAATCACCACAAGTATTTTTTCCACTGGCAAAATAATCATAACTGGGGCAGAGACGCTCAAAGAGATTGCATTTGCGTATAACATTATTAATCAACACATTAATGATGATTCCCAAATCCGTGTGTCACCAACAGAAGAAAAGGATATATTTAATGTGTTCTTGGGGCATAAATGCGAACCTATGGTTGAATTTCTTAGAAAGAAGGGTTTTAGTTCATGGATTCAAACAATCACCAACCGACAAATTAATTTCTAATTATATTGTAATAAAAATGTCTCAACGACTTGGAATGGCCGATGGTCGATGCTTTACCATGAACTCCTCAGCCCAACTTACTAATAACTATATTATGAAGCAAAATGGTATCGCTTTCGAGGATAACTATTCTTACCGCCAACTTCTCCAAAAAAATGGTCCAGAACTTCTTAACAAGTTGCCCGAACAATCAAGGGGTAAGTGTGATTCGTGTGATCAAATCACCGACATGTCCAAGATTTATTAGGTGAGGTAAATTTTAATAAAAACTTTAAACCCATACTCTAGAATGTCACAATGTGCCATATGTCTCAATGACGTCAGATCGACGAGGACTAATTCTCCGATCAGATGTGGGCATATGTTTCATTCCCACTGTCTAGAGGAATGGAAAGGTAAAGGTAAGAACACCTGTCCACTTTGTAGAAAAGTATTTGATGTTTCGCAGTTTAAGGTAAATGTCACTGTTCAGAACAATTACACAGCACAGTCGAACACTGTGACGTTAGGGAGTGAAGCGGTTTTTAACATAATGGATGTATTTGATATGTCCTTTGATGTTGAAAATACTTTAGATTTAGAGAGTCTTTTGGCGGACCTTGGGGTGAGTCTTTCCGACTTGGATTCCTTTGTCCTTGACACAGAATGAGCTACAGTACCTTTCATAGTTCAGTCCTGGATAGTTTCTAGAAGCTGTACGGGGATCTTTAATAGCCTTTCCCTTTGCATCAGTCAGAAGTGGACCAGTAGCCCACCCTCTCTTGTGACTAAAAACATTGGCTTTGAAACAAATTCTCTTATTAAGACCAAATGCACCAGCCCGTTTAACTCTAGATAATGGAACTTTGAAAAACTTGGCGACGGATTCTTGTGTATCACCCACCTTGACGCGGTACTCAATCACACCATGTTGAACATAAAAGTGGAAGTCTCCTTGGCGAATGTAGTTTGTTGGTCTTCCAGGGCATACGAACATCATAACCTTGTAGTATCCTTTTTTACATTTCTCATTCGCTTTGGCTCGATACACCTTTGTGGGATTATCCGAAACAACGCGCTTTGGGAGACCCGTACAATGTGTATAGTTGTGATTTAGATTAGAAAGTCCAGAGCGATCACCTGGAATGGATTTTTGAAATCTGTACGCTTCATAGTCCCCGACGGCGTACGCGTAACAGTTGTTATTACCAATACCCGTTGCGGTTCCCCAACGCCTATTGGTAAATCTTCTTTCAGAACCGCTCAACGGCAAATCCTTCATATGTAGTGTACTCAGAAAAAAATATAGTTATTAAATAAAATGCAAGTTGTCGACCGTGTCGCCAAGTCTCAAACCAAGTCGGACATGCTCACCGAGCTTCTCCTCTTTGTTCTCAACATTCTCATCGCGACCTTCGTTCTCCGGTTTGCCTGGAATCGTTCTCTTGTGAAGCACATTACTGTTCTCAAGCCAATCTCTAGTATGCTTGATGCCTTCATCCTTGCTCTCTCTTTGAGCATTATTCGTGCTTAGATTTCACTGTAACCAACAATCTTTTCCCCATTGGGACTAACGAGAGTTGGGAAGGCGTCCATACCGGAACAACCTTCTTTTTCGCAGTCAACAAACTTGAATGGCTTACCAGCCTTTTTCATGTAATCCAATTGTTTACGAGTCCAACCACAACCCATGGTCCCGTAAACAGTCCACTGTTCTCCGTTTGAAACCGATGCACTGACGGTAACATCAAGGCGTCGCTTTCCTGTTTGTGAGAGAATCAAAAGATCGATGAGGATGAGGAGAGCAAGAAGCCACATAGTTATACTATACGATTACATATTTTTTATGAATTTACACATTTGTTCTTTAGTTAAGTTTGAATCTAATTTGAACATTTTGACTAATTCTTCCTTCTTGTAGAGACGACACTTACGCCGGTCAATTTTGAGATCACCATTCTTGTTGATGAATATTTTTGGTTTCTTTTCAATTTCACGAACTTGTGACATCACGGATGGTTTGCGTTTGGCAATACCAGGTCTCTTTGGTGGAAGCTTCTTCTTTTCAGCTTCCTTTTGAAGAACAGCCCTCGCACGACGAATGGCACTCATAGTGGCAGGTTTCGCGGGTGTTTTAGGTTTGGGTGCCACAGTCTTTTTTGGGATAATCTTTCTGAGAATGGCGATCTTCTTCTTAGCTTGAAGGAATGGATGCTTCAAGATTTGGTCATAGGTTGGAAGACCTGTGTGTTCTATAGGACGGAGACGGAAACCTTTGGTAACAGGTGATGATCTAAGAAGATATCGTCGTGAAAAGAGGTCTTCCATGAAATGACGCACTGGCACAGATTTTGTGTAATTGTATATGATGTTAAGAATGTAGTGTGCGTCATACATTTGATGTGATCCAGAGTAAATACCAGAATTCTTAAACTCGCCACTCACGACATTTGGGTTTCTAATACCCTCGATCGTGGACATACCAAAATCAATCATAATGGGTTTGTTACCCTTCAATACGAGAATGTTGTTCCAATGAAGATCGTGGTGTC